GAGACTGGGGAGGAATCCAGCGAGGCGATCTAACCTACAAGCAGAACACCAAGCTGCGGGATCTGGAAAAACGCCTCGCCGCCCTCGCCCAAGAGCACAGCTACGACAACCGCAACGCCAAAGGCAAAGCCCTGCGCAAGGCCATTGACAAGGCCGATCTACCCCAACCGATCAAAGACGCGCTGTTAGCGGATATGGCAAAGGCCTGGAAACAGGAAGGCGACCTGTTCAATCAGCCCCAATCAGAACCACAGGCTGAAGCACCCAAGCCCAAGCCCACCAAACCCAAGGCGCCAGAGCCACCGACCCCAAGTCCTGCCAGTCCTGCCTTCAACCACTTCCACATCGATAAGCCGGAAGAGTTGGTGGGGGGTGGACAAGTGGCCCGCTTCAATAAAAACCAAAAGGCCATTGAAACCTATTTGGAGCTGAAAGACGCAGGCCGCCCAGCCACGCCGGAGGAGCAAGCCATTTTGGCCAGCTACACCGGTTGGGGCTCGTTCGGTCAAGAGCTGTTCCAAGGCACCTGGGCCAACCCCAAGCCCAAAGAAAAATGGGAAGCCCGTGATGCCTGGCTGCGCCAACACCTGGGCCAGAGCGAATGGGAAAGTATGCAACGCTCGATCACCAACAGCCATTACACCGATCCACCCACGGTGATGGCCATGTGGGATATGGTCAAGCGCTTGGGCTTCGACGGGGGCCGGGTGCGCGAGCCCTCCATTGGCATTGGTAATTTCTTCGGCCTGATGCCGCGGGAGTTGAAAAACCGCTCGCAACTGGATGGCATTGAGCTTGACGAGATTACCGGCGGCATGGCGCAGATGATCTACCCGGACGCCAACATCCAAATCAAGGGCTATCAGGACTCCAAAACCCCGGATAACTTCTTTGATTTGATCATTGGCAACTGGCCGTTTGAAAACACCACCATTGCGGATCGGCGCTACAACAAGCTCAATCCCTTTGTGCATGATTACTTTTTCTTGAAAGCGGTAGACCAGACCCGGCCTGGTGGCCTGGTGGTGGGGATCACGTCCAAGGGCAGCATGGACAAGGTGGATTCGACCATCCGCATGGAGTTGGCCAAGAAAGCCAAGCTGGTGGCGGCGTTTAGGCTGCCCACGGGGGCGTTCCAAGAGTACGCGGGCACCAAGGTCGTCACCGATATCATCATCCTCCAGAAGCGCCCAGAGCCCATAGCGGGGGTGGTCGGGGAAGGCTGGGTGTTCACCCAAGAGCAGGCCTTTGGCGACAACAAGCTGAAAATCAACGAATACTTTGTCAACAACCCCGATAAAGTGCTGGGCAAAATGAGCTATGGCCACGGCACCACCCGCATGGGTGCTGACCTGGTGGTGGAGCGGCCCAAGGATATGAAACAAGCCTTGGCCGATGCGGTTAATTCCCTGCCCACCAATATCTATACCCGCAGTACGCGACCGCTGGCGGATTCTTACATTGCCAACCACACCGATGACCGTCAAAACGCCCTGGTGGAAAAAGACGGTGATTTTTATGTGGTGCTGGGCGAGTACATGCAGGAAGCCAATGAAGCCCTCAAATGGCGCATTGACAAGCCGAAAGAAGTGGCCAAGCGCAAAGACCAGCTCACCCGTCTGATTGCGATGCGTAAGCTTTACGGCAAGCTGATCGATGCGGAATTGAAGGGCACCGTGACCACTGAGCGTGAACAGCTCAACAAGGCCTACAAAGCGTTTGTGGACAAGTACGGACGCTTGAACGGCAAACCCAACGCCAACGGCAAGGTGGTGCCCTCCTGGGGCTTAAACTACCTGGCTAAGCTGTCTGAACCGTTTTACCCGGAGTTGGCGGCACTGGAGCGGCCCACTTTCGACAAAAAACGCAACGTCACCGGCTTTGAGCCGGTGGACATTCTCAGCAAAAGCACCATGCGCCGGGCCATGCGCATCGATGACCCGGACATTGCCGACGCCTATGTGCTGGCGCGCAACAGCAACGTTAACCCCAGTCTGGAAGAGATTGCCAAGTTAGCCAAGCAGCCCATCGAGGCGGTGCGGGCAGAGCTGGTGGACAAGGGCGCGGTGTTCGAGTTGCCGGGCGGTGATGTGGTGCCGTCCGATCTGTACCTGGCCGGTAACGTGCGCGAGAAGCTGCGCGATGCCAAGAATGCCGTCAGTGAGGGCATGAGCCAGTTGCAACACAACGTCGATGCCCTGGAAAAGGTGATCCCGGAGGACGTGCCCTATTACAAGATAGAAGCCAAAATGGGCGCAACCTACGTCACGCCAGAGCAATACACCCAATACATCGGTCACATGCTGGGGCTCAGTCCAGAGGAGGCGCCACGCTACGTCACCACCACCTACCGCCAAGGCCGCTGGAAAGTGGAACTCAACACAGAGGCGGATCGTCGGGTGGAGGCGCATTCGGGCTTTGGTTTGCCGGATGTGCCGTTTAAGCGCCTGGTCAATGCCGCGATGTCCAATCAGCGCATTACCATTCGCACCAAAGACGACAAGGGCAATCTGGTGGTGGATGATCAGCTCACCGCAGAAGCCACCAGCAAGATCGATGAAATGCGCTTTAAGTTCGCCGCCTGGCTGTGGAGTGATCCAGAACGCCGGGTGCTGGTGGAGCGCGAATACAACGAGGTCATCAACGCTTACGCCGATGCCAGCTATGACGGTAGTTTCATGCGCTTTTCCGGCATGGCCTTAGCCCTGGGAGAAAGCGAGTTCAACCTGCGCAAACACCAAGCCGATGGCATTTGGCGGGGGGTGGCCACCCGCAAAGGTCTGTATGCCCATGAGGTGGGCACTGGCAAATCCTTCACCATTGCCGGCATTGCGGTGGAATCGCGCCGCTACGGCCTGGCACGTAAACCCCTGGTACTGGGCCACAACGCCAACGCCGCCAGCCTGGCGCGGGATATCCAGCAGATGTACCCCGGCGCCAAAGTGCTCTATGTGGACAACCTGGACAAGAAAAGCATTGAGCGCAACATCCGCACCATTGCCAATGACGACTGGGACGCGGTGGTGATGCCCCATTCCCTGATCGACAAGATCGGGTTCAGAAAAGAAACCCTGCTGGATCTGGCGCGGTTGGACATTGAAGCCATCATGGAAGAGTTGGCGGAAATGGATTTTAACCCCGAAGACGCCATGCTGATGAGCACCGAAGGCAGCTTTGAGACGGCTAAAGACGTAGACGCCGCCATGGAAGAGGCCAACAAAGCCATGAGCGGTAAGCGGGATATCCCCCCCACCGCCAAAGAGCTGGTGAAGCTGCGCAACCGGATCATTGCCAGCGTGTTTAAAGCCGCCCAGAGAGCCAGTGGTGAGAATGCCATTGCGTTTGAGGAGCTGGGGGTGGATATGGTGTTGGTGGATGAGGCCCATGAGTTCAAAAAGCCACCGTTTGCCACCCGGATGCAGATGAAAGGCCTGCAAACTGCCGCCAGTGGCCAGTCAATCTGGCTCAAATTCATCACCGATTACATCCGTTCCACCAACAACGGCTTCAATGTCCACTTGTTTACGGGTACACCGATCACCAACACCTTAGTGGAAATCTTCCACATGCAGCGTTACATCATGCAGGAAGAGATGCAAGCTGCGGGCATTGACCAGTGGGATGGCTGGTTTGGGGCGTTCGCCGCGGAAGTCGCGGATCTGGAGCTGACACCCACGGGTGAGTACGAGTTACAGACCCGCTTGGCCGCGTTTGTCAATGTGCCGGAGCTGCGGCGCATGATCGGCCAGTACATGGACGTGGTATTTGGCGATGAAATGCCGGAAATGCGGCCACGGCAAACCCAAAACGGCAAAACCCTGGAAACCATTGAAACCGAAGCCGAGCGGATGGAATTGCTCAATGGTCGTACCGAAGGGGCCGATGATCGCCCCTACCGCAAAGTCATCAACGACACCGCGGATCTGACCCCAGAGCAGGAAAAAGCCTTCAAGGTGTTGCAGGACTACGCCCGCGACTGGGCCGAAATGGAAAAGCCGGCGCGACGGCGAGCCCAATTAGAGGGTGATCCCCGCTCACCCATTGTCACCGAAGGTTTGGCCGCTAAAGCCAGCCTGGACGTGCGTTTGATGTACGACTCCGACTATGCGGGCATGGAGGGCAAGACGCAGGATCACCCGAACAGCAAAGTGAGCCGGGTGGTGCGCAACGTCAAAGAGATCTATGACAGCCATCCCCTGGCCAACCAAGTGATTTTTATCGATCAAGGCTATTCGACCTCGACGGAGCGCAAACAAAACACGGATTTGATCATTGACGGCAAGCCGGTTAAAGAATCGGTTAAGATCCCGGTCTTCTCCACCGTGAAAGATTTGGTACTGCGCCTGCAACAAGCGGGCATTCCTGCCGAGCAGATTGCGGTGGTGGATGCCAGCGTCAAACGGGCCGCTCGCAAAGAGGTGGCGGATCGCATGAACCGCGGTGAGCTGCGAGTGGTGATCGGCCAGTCGCAAACCTTGGGGGTGGGGGTGAACATGCAGAGAAACCTGCGGGCCATGCACCACATGGACGCCCCCTGGATGCCGGGCTTGCTGGAGCAACGCAATGGCCGCGGTTGGCGTCAAGGCAATCAATGGAACACCGTGCTGGAGCACCGCTATCTGACGGATCGCATTGACGGTCGTCGCTGGCAAGTGCTGGCCATCAAGCAGCGCTTTATTCAAATGTTCATGCGCTCCAAAGGCGAGCTGCGGGTGATTGAGGGGGATGCGGCCAGTGATGACCAAGTGGACATCATGCAGACCTTTGCGGAAGCCGCGGGTGATCCCCGCATTCTGCTACGGGAGAAAGCCAAGTCCAAGCTGGAAGGCCTGTACCAGAAACAACGCTTTCACAGTCAGGCCATTGCCGATGCTCACAGCAATATCAAAGAGTACCAGAACAAGATTGCCGAACGGCAAGCGCAGATCGACGCAGAAAAACGCTCTCAACGCCCGGCCATTCTCAAGGCCTGGGTGGATTCGGTCAGCGGTAAGGCGTTTTCGTTCAACTACCCGGCTTTGAAGGAACCCATCACCGAGCGTAAGCAAGTCAACGAGTATGCCAAGGCCTTTGCCGAAAAAAACGTGCGGGTGGAAGCAGCGCCTAAGCTTTTTGGTGAGCTGGGTGGGCAGCAGATTTACATCGAACACCCAAAATATTCCGGTGAACCGCTGTTTACGGTGTCCTTTGAACTGGCCGATGGCACTAGGTTAGGCTTTGAAACATTCCTCGACGTGGCCATGTTGGTGGATCGGGTGCGGCGATCCAGTGATTCGGACATTGCCTTTCACAATCACTGGATCGAAGAGCACAAAGAATCCATCACCAGCCTGGAAAAAGTCACCAAAGAGCCGTTCCACTTGCAGGATCAGCTTGACGCCAAAGAGCGCGAACTGAAAGACCTGGAAGACGACATTGCTCACAACCCGGTGGCGCCGCCTGCCTGGCTGCGATCCGGGGCGCCAGTGGATACGGAAGTGTTTAAGGGCAAACAGCCGTTTGTGGTCACAGGCCACCGTTGGAACAATGATGGCTGGTTCGTGGTGGCCGCTGATGCCAAGGGTCAAATGGTCATCCCCTACCTGGAAGCCAAGGACGCCCAAGGGATGCCGCTGTACGAGGAACGGGAGTTTGAACCCCCGGTGCGGGAAAAACCCGACAAGGAGCTTGGCGAGGCTGACAAGGTGCCCGACAAGAAGCTTGACGAGCCCGACAAGCCGGCTCAAGTCTCGCGCCTGGCCACTGAAACCAACCCCCGCGCTAGGCCGGAACTGATGCCACCAGTAGGCCGATTCAGCAAAAAACAAGCGACTCAAGCCAAGCCCATGAGCGCCGCAGAGGTGGGGGTGGCACTGGCGCCACGGGTGGCGGAACTGGGCGCCAATGTGCAGGTGAAGGTGGTGGATTCGGTGAAAAATTTGCCGAAAGCCGCCCTGGATCTGCTCAAATTCCGCGGCGACGTACAAAACCCGCGGGGTTTCTTCGATCCGGTGAGCCAGAAACTGTACATCGTGGCCGATCAGATTCATTCGCCCCTGGAAGCCCGGCAAGTGTTGGAGCATGAAGCGTTAGGTCACTTGGGGGTGGAAAGCCTGCTAGGGGACCAATTCACGCCGTTTGTGCGCGACGTGATGCGGTTGTACCGCTCCGGCAACAAAATTATCAACGAGGCCGCTACATCGATCATCCGGGACTATGGTGGCGACTGGAAGAATCTCACCAGCGAGGAGAAAGGCGCTGAAATCATCGCCAAGCTGGCCGAACGGCGAGCCAAGGGGGCTTCCTTCACCCGGCGCGTACAGCAACTGTGGACCCGCATTGCCATGGCGGCTCGGCAAACCCTGCGCAAACTGGGCTTTGAGATTGGTTTCAGTGAGTATGAGGTCGCCTGGGTGCTGATGCGGGCAGAAGATCGCCTCAAACACCGGGAGCCCTTGCCCATCACTGAGGGGGTGGGGCGTTTTGCCGCGGCCTCTAATCTGGACTGGCAGGATCGACAAAAGCAATTGATCGAAGACGTGAACAAGGGAATGCCTATTGATCGAGCGTTCCGCAAGCTGTTTGACGTGGCCGGCATGGTGGACGAGCACGGTGCCCTGAAGCGGCCTGACTGGGTGCCCGATGTGGTGGTGACGGCGTTTGAAAACTTCCTCAAATTCCTCAAAGACACCTATGGCCATGCCACCTGGTTGCATCCTGTGGTGGAAGTGGCCAAACGGGGTTTGATCGACCGCTATGGCCTGGATGAGGCGTATAAGGATCTGGATGCTAAGCGTCAAGCCCTGAAAAACCGCCTGTTGCGGGAGGGTGAGCGGTTCCTGACCCTGCTCAAAGAACGCCAAACCACCCGTGATGAGGCACAAGTTCTGTACGATATGCTGACGGGTCAGGCCGTGGGGACCACCGAGCTGCAGGAATTGGCGGAACCCATCCGTGAGGCGATTCTGTCCATGGGCCGGATGGCGGTGGATCTGGAATTGATCAGTGAAGAGGCGTTCCAGCGCAATGCTGGCGCCTACCTGCACCGATCCTATGCCCGCTATGAGAAAAACGTCTCCACCTGGGCCACGCTGTGGAAGGCCAAGAACGGCAAAAAGCGGGTGAAACTGGAGGGCTCCGAACTCAAACACCGGGGTTACGAAATCCGCATCAACAAAGCCAAGGCCGCGGCACTGGGCAATTTGATCAACGGTAAGAGCGTGCAAGTGTTCCGGGTGCCGGGCAACAAGCACTACAAGTTTGGTCCCGTGGGCGCACCGCCAAAGAATCCAGCCTGGGAAAACAAGGGCGAGTTTGAGATTCGGCGCGATAAGAGCGGCAAGCCCATCAGCCTGTGGCGTGACTGGACCAAGGCTGAGCGCGAGTCCATGGGCGAGATTACCGACGCTCGCTACGCGATTGCCAAAACCTACCAGCTCCTGGCCCATGACCTGGCCACGGGCCAATTCTATGAGGACATTGCGAAAAATCCCGATTGGGCACAGGACGAGGTAGATCCTAGCCTGGTGGTGAAAAAGACCGGGCGCCTGTCGAGCCTGGTGGATGACGGTGAGTGGGTACTGGTGCCCGATGACAAGATTGCCAAGAGCAATGCCAAGAAGTGGGGCAAGCTGGCGGGTAAGTACGTGCGGGTGGAAATCTGGCGGGATCTGAATGAAGTGGAAATGATGCAGCACGTCAATTTCTGGCGCCACTTGATGCGGTTCTGGAAATTGAACAAAACCGCCAGAAACGTGGTGGTCCACCTCAACAACGTCATGAGTAACCTGTTATTCGCGGATATGGCCGATGTGCGCCTGCGCGATATCAAGCAGGCCTTTATCTCCATGCGCGACAAGGACGAGTTCTATCAGATGGCGGTGGATCATCAGGCCTTTGGCAACGGCTTTGTGGAGAACGAGCTACGACAGGCCTTGTACGGCGACTTGCTGAAAGAATTGGAGCAGCAGGCCAACAACGACAAGGGCTTTTGGGAGAACGCCATTTTTAAAGCCGCGGGCAGCAATGAGTTTGTGCAGAAATTTGCGTTAATCGGCACTGCCATGGACAAAGCCTGGCATGGGCACCAATTGAAACAACCGAAAACCGTGCCGTTTACGGGGGTGCAGATTGAAAAGCTGGGCTTAAAACCCGCGGATCAGGCCATGTTGGACTTGTACCAGTGGGAAGACGAGTTTTTTCGGATGGCCGCCTACATTCGCCGCATGAGCCTGGGGGATACCCCGCAAGCCGCGGCAAAATACGCACGGGAGCAATTCCTCGATTACGACATTCGAGCCCCAGTGATCAATGTGTTGCGCAATTCGGTGTTGCCGTTTGTGGCTTACACCTATCGGGCGGTGCCGGTGATTGCCCGCTCGCTGGCGGCTCGCCCCTGGAAGATCCTGAAATACATGGTGGTGGCGGAGGCCTTGAACAGCCTGGGCTATGCCATGGCGCCGGGGGATGAGGACGAGGAACGCCGCTCGCTACGGGAAGACATTCAGGGTAAAACCTGGCTGGGGATACCGCGTATGATCCGGATGCCCGTTTTTGATCAGCACGGAGACCCGACCTTCCTGGACGTGCGCCGCTTCATTCCCGCCGGGGATATCTTTGATACCAACATTGGGCACCCGTCCGTGCCGATCCCGGCGCCGCTGCAATTCGGTGGGCCGTTAATGCTGGCCGCAGAGATGTTTTTGAACAAGGTGGGCTTTACGGGGGATGAAATCAGCAACGAGCTGACGGACACCACCAGCGAGCGCTGGGCCAAAACCGCAAGCTGGGCGTGGAAAGGCATAATGCCCTCTGCGCCCTGGATACCAAAATCCTGGTACTGGGAAAAGATCAACACCGCCATCGATGGCGGGGTGGACCCACTGGGCCGAACCTACAGTGTGCCCGCGGCCATTGCCAGCTCAGTCGGTATCAAGGTCCAAGGTCAGAACGTGCGGCAAGGGTTTTACTACCACGAATTGGCCTTTGATCGCCGCGAGCGACAACTGAAGTCCGAGCAAACGCAGACAGAACGTTTGTTCCGGCGTAATATGATTTCGGCAGATGAATTCAAGGAGTCGTCGGATACCCTGCGCCAAAAACTGTTGCAACTGAACAAGGAACGGCGCAAAACCTTCACAGGAGCGGAAGACTAATGGAAGAGAAAGCGTTTAAATCAACACGTTTTGATGAAATCAAAGTACAGGTGGATATTCAGCCCCAGCAATCCTATTTGATGTTGGTGTGGGGTGGCCTCAAAAGCCCGGTGGGTGAGATCAGCACCATGTTCACGTTTAAGAAAGAGGATCATGCTGACCAAGCCATGCTGTTCTATGAAAAGCTCGATGGTGATGAAGAGGTAGAACGCCTGGTGGATGCGATCATGAAAAAAGTCTCTGATGGTTTGCCCGGCTTGATCGAAGAGGCCGAAGAGGCCGATACCATGCGCATTATTTCAGAGGACTTGAACCGGGCCATGATCACGGGGGATTCATGGAGGTAGACGAGAAAAAACCGCGCTTGTTTTATTATTGCGATGATCTGTCGTGGCTGTTAGCGCCTGACGACATATCGGGGGTGGTGGGTGATTCATCCTGTTGGGAAGAGGGTGAACGGTTTGATATTTCTTTCAAATGGGTGATGATGACGGATGCAGAGGTGGAGGAATTGCCCGATGTCTGAGATTGAAGATCTGGTTGCCAAACTGAGCATAGAGCGTGATGAATTGCGGATTAAAAGCATTCATTTAGAAAAAGCATTGCGTACAAAGCCCTGGATCAATACCGAAACGGAAGCCATGATGATCGCCACGGGTCAGCGTCTGTTGGAGTTGCAAGCGCTGGTCATGTTGTCTTACGAGAACATTTTGGAAATGCGTATTACTGAACTTATGAAAGCGTGGGGAGGAAATCATGCAGATAGAACTGAAGACGATTGAGCAAGAGTGGGAAGGCTTCCGACAAGCCACCATTCCCAACGTCAACGCCGTGCAAGCCAATGAAATGAAAAAGGCTTTTTTTGCGGGTGCGATGACGATGTTTGGTATGGTGATGCAGTGTGCCGACCTGGGTGAAGACCAGGCCGACGAGCGGTTGAGCGAACTTGATCATGAGATTAAGCAGTATCTTAAAGTGAATATTTTTTTGGATCATGAGGAATTGGAAGCCTCAAATTGAGAAATTTCAAAATGAATGGTTTCGAGTGTTTCTTGTGAAATGCTCATTCCATTCCAATAAGACCCATCTTCCAGTGTGTCTTTTGCGCCGTCTAACGGGCAATTGACACATAGATTTTGCTGTTCTACAGCCTCTGCAAGATCCCCTATGTCACCACTGTAGCCGGTGTTTCTATACGTTGATATCGTGATTCTGTCGGTATTTGCATCGTAATTGATAAAATAATACATATCGTTACCTGCACGTTGCGATTAATTTTTTGCCCTGATTCGTGATTTTGTACCAGCGGTGTGAATCGCCGTTTTTGCTTGCTCGATTGGGGTTTTCAATGCATTCGATCAAGCCAAGATTGAGCAACCGTGTTACCGGGCGATCCAGCGATGATTTACTCGCATCACGTTGGCCGTAGATGATTTCGCATAAATCGCTCTTGCCGCTTTCGGGGTGGTGGTAGATTTGCAGAAACACAATTAAATCCAGAATGCTGAGCCGTGAACCCGCTTTCATTTCAAAAAATGCCATGGCCAGTTTGAGTGTATTCATGATTCCTCCTTTTCTAGGCCGCCTATGCGGCGTAGAAACAGTATGACAAATAAACAATGGGCAAGCAAGGGTCATCCATAACTATACCATCCCCGTAAAGTTAATTGACTTCTGCTTAAACAGGTTAATTAAAGGGGAAAAAAATCGGCGCTTGTTATTGAGATCGAATCAGGGGGGTTACAAGCGCCGGAACGAAACACGTCATTTCAAGGATTGTTCACGTCGAACGGTTCAAAATGTAGTCCATTTGCTCAAATAATCAACTTAGAACACCTTCACTTTGTCGCTTTTGTAGCGCTTATACAAATTCATTTTGTGGCTTATGTCGCGGAACCGGAGCCCGGCACCCGTCTCCACAATGTGCTTGATATCCAACTGCTCATTGGCCGGGGAGATACTTTGCCCAATGAAGGTTTTCACGCCCTCCTCGTCCTGCACCGTCACTATGCCGATCTGGGGCTGCCCATAGGGGGTGAACCACTCCGCGCTGATGACCTGGTATTCGCCAATCACGTCCATTTTTGTTGTCTCTCGTTCGTCTATGTCGCTGAAAGTGTAGAAATATTTCAAGTGTTTGTGTTGATTACATAGGGTTTTTCTGGAGGCGTAAAGCAAGCCACCGCCAGGGGATGGTATAAATTATAGGATAGATAATGCTCAAATATATTTTGGTTCCATAGTAAATGTTTATCGAAAACAGGGACTTAACTGGGCTTGGGGTGTTTGGATCGCACCCTAAATAAATTGATGGAGGCTTGTGGTTCTGATTAAAGTGTGATGGCACTACAAAACAACAGGAGCAGAACGATGAAAACAAGCACGCCATGGCAACGATACCTAAAGCCGCTGAAAGATGACCGTTTTTTGCGAATCAGTGATTTGGTGTACAAAGTGGGTAAGTCCAAGTCACAGATCTTGCGAGACATTCAAGAGGGTGAGTTTCCGTCGCCGATCAAGGTGGGCAAAAAATCCATAGCCTGGCGTCAATCGGTGGTGGAGGCTTGGATGCGTTACCGGGAAATAGAGGCAGAAAAGGCTTAGGCTGGCTGGCTCCTTTCGGTATCCTCTTATGAAGATGCCGAAAGGGGGTTGTTATGAGTGACAAATTGTATGGACTGAGACGGTTGCGGGAAGAGTACAACCTGCGGCCTAAGCCCGACGCCAAACCTAAAGATTTTTACAAAGACTGGCCTTTGTATGATCCGGACGACTGCGAAGAGATACCAGAGGGCGAGCTGGAGGGGGAAGCGTTACACACTAAGGGTGTGCTGAAAGAAATGGGCCTGAGACCTAAGAAGGGGGCACCTGTGCAGTTCAATGGCAAGTACAACCTCTACAAAGTGGCTGATTGCGTCAAGATCCAGAAAAAACCGCGCACGCCGGCTCAGGTGCGGGGCAGCACCATTGCCGGTCTGAAAGCGCGGTTACGCTCAAAGCATGGTGAAGCCAGTCTGGTGGCTCAGGATGTGCTCAAGTCCTGCGTGATCCTGGATGTTGAGACCACTGGATTGAGTCATAGAACCGATCAGATCATTGAGATTGGGATTGTCAACCACCGGGGCGAGGTGCTGATGGATCAGCGGGTGCGGCCTACTGTGGATATCAACCCAGAGGCGGAAGAAATACACGGTATCACGATAGCAGACTTAAACGATTGCCCGGCTTGGAATGAAATCGTGCAGCAAGTGATGACGTTGTTGGCCAGTGAGGCGGTGGTGGTGGCGTTCAATGCGGAGTTTGAGCAAGAAATGTTGTACAGCAGCAGCCGTGCCTATGAAATTGCCATGCCGTGGCGTGATCTGGGCTGGTGTTGTGCCATGTACATGGCTGTGGAAGCCTTCGGGGCCACCAATCGCTATGGGGGTATATCGTTGTCCAATGCCTGCTATGCGGCGGGGGTGAGCCGGGAGGGTGCCCATACCGCAGTGGGTGATTGTCTGTCCACTTTGCGAATGATTGAGAGTGTTGCGCAATACAGTGCAAAGTTGCAGGCAGAATTGGATGAGTTGATGGAGTGTGTCATTGATTAAAGCCAGTGTTAACCGTTCGTCGGCTGTGATTGTCCGTAGTCGTCCGTAGCAATCCGGTATGTATAAAGCGTTTGCGTGCCTGGTGAAAAGGTGCTTGGATGATGTTTAAAAAAGGAGGGTTGCTATGGCCTTGACTGCGCGAGAAGTAAATAAAATATGTTTGAGTGGTGTTTCCATTGAATTGGCTGATCGTTGGCAGGGTGAGTTGGACGTGGATTTTTATGAAGAAGTGCTAAAGATGCCGATGGACTTCAATTATTGCTGGCAAAGCGTAGGCTCTGACGCCGTGGTGTTGGCAATGATGGCGTATACCCATGGATGCACGGTGGACGATATCATTGGTTCCGTTGATATGCGTGATGAGTATGGCGATCCTGTAGCGTGGGCGTTAAGCGAAACGATGCAAATCGGCGTGACGTTAGCGGAGCGAATGATTTACCGGTTTTTAGAGTCTCGCGGTATACCTGTTGAGGAGTTTTTGAGGTTCAAGTTCCGCTTTTTGGGTTGTGAAACTATGGAATCTGAAGAAATTGAAGAATTTGAACCTAATCAATCAGCTCCACCGTCTGAACCTCATAGTCTTCAAGCGGGTTAAACCGCATTTGCTTGGCCTTTTCTAAGCAGTCGGGGTTGTCTTTGCAGTAGCGCACATTCTCCTGGAACGTATAGCGCGGGTCTTTGCTGTTCTGGTAGCGGGTGACGACCACGCCCACATCATTGATGAATCGCAGCTTTTTGCAGACGTGACAGCTAAAAATGGGTCTATCCATGAGTCTCACTAGCTGTGATACTGGCAAGTCTCAATTGCTTTCAAAAGCTGAAAGCCTGCGTTCAAAAGCTGAAACAGGTTGAGACTGGGGAGTCTCACCAGTTGTGAGACTCATTTATTCAGTTTTTCTTTGAGGCGCTTAGAGAGTTGTTCCCAAGATTCGCCGGGTTTGGGATTTTGATTTTTCAGTCGTGCTTTGACTTGATCTAGGGATTCTCCGGGTTGAGCGGCGTCTGCAATCATGGCTTTGGTGATGTAGGTGCGCTTTTTCGGGATATCGTCCTTGATCATTATGATTAGGTGGTAAATGTTATTTTCTTTAACCAAGTCATAGGTAATGCTGAGTTTTGTATTGTTGTCTAGGTCTGCTAGGACAGGGTTGATGACGCATTTTTTGAAATCCGCATCTCTGGTGTATTTGTTGCCTATGGCCAGTTTTTTGCGCAGCTCCGGATAAGTGAGGCAAAGAATATCTTTTTTCATGTTGCGGCATCGGGCCAGCATTTCATAGATCGGTAGGGTGTAGCAGCTACTGAACTGTTTGATCACGCCGATGGAATAAGAGGTGTACTCAATCAGTCCGGTTAGATGTTGGCTGACCGTTGGGGTAAATTGCAGCTTGATCCTGCGTTTCGGTTTGTCTTTTTCAAGAAAATGCAGCCAGCGGCAACTTTTGCTTATGTCGTTTGCTTCATCGTGGACTTCAATTGAGCGTTCGTAGAGGCGGTCAGCGGCTCTCATCAGGTCGCTGATTCGGATTTCTTTTTCGTTTAAATCAAAAAACCGCCTAAAGGCGTCCAAATTTATAATGACTTCCAAGTACTCAGTGGTTGGGTGTTTTGCTGGAATTGTGGCCAGTGCAAAAGCCAGTAGCTGATGTTCGCGTAACGTTAGAAAGTAACAGGCATGAACCAATTCGTTTGCTTTCATAATTCTGGTCTCGTCATTAACGGGTGTGGTCATAACGGAGTGCGTCCTTATTCCATTTATTATTGCACAGGAGCGAGCCTAGTATAAGAAGGGAGAATGTCAAACCTGATTATCGTAAAAAAAACCCATACAGAACAATAACTAATCAAAAACAGCCTGTGGATAACTTGCAGCCTGTGGATAACTCACCGGGTTTTTTGTCGTAAAACCGGGTTTTTTGTCGTAAGCACCGGGTTTTTTGTCGTAAGCACCGGGTTTTTTGTCGTAAAAACCGGGTTTTTTGTCGTAAAACTTGGATTTAAAATGTTTAAAATCAATAAGTTACAGCCCTGAAAAGTAAGAAAAGAAAAGAGAAAAGAAAATAGAAATATAAATTTTGAAAAATTTCAGCAGCCGGGGGTGATTAGCGTTTGATCAGAACAAAAAAGAAACAATACAAAATTCAATTTTAAATTTTAATCTTTCCTGCTTGTGGACAGCGGGACAGTCGCAAGCGAGCGTGATGGACAGAGCATGGATAACACGTGGACGAAAAAACACTCGCCCACCCGTTACCCACACCCTGACCACACTCTGCCCCCCTGACCACAGAACTGGCATCTGGGGTGCGTCAGGTTCGCGGTCTCAAGATCCTGGTTACAGGTTTTTTAATTTCGGGATAAAAAACCCGGTGAGTTTTACGATAAAAAACCCGGCCAAGTTGTCATTTTTGCGTCATGAAGCTTTTCGTCTAAAGTTCGGTTAGGAAACACACAACAAAAATGGCCTAAATGACTGATTCGGAACGGTTGATTGATAAATCACCACTGTGGTTTATCAATCGCTTTTTTCACGTTGAATTTATGAACCCGCGCATCAAAGTTGTGCAACACAACCGTGGGCAGCGGTATATTATGGCCGTAGAACTGGATGAGGAGCTGTACAAGGCGTTTTCGGAGCTGGGGCAAGGGTTGCATGGCATGATCCTCACAGGAGCCCTTAAAGTCGCTCACAGCCATTCAGCGATTGGGATTTGTAACGACGCTGGCCAGGTCGAAGAGTTATTTGAGCAACCCGCCCCTGAAAAACCCGTCACAATGGCTCAAACTTTGTACAAAGAGGGGTATTTTAACAACCCGGAATTGTGGGCCGTGCTTGAGCGCGAGCGAGTCTACACACCTGCCATGCACAGCAAACTGATTCATGATCAACCCTGTTTGTGTACCAGTGTTCGCAAGAACGACACGTTTCACATGGCCATACGCTGCCCGGCTAAGGCCTGCGGGGGTGAGGTTGAATGGCATCATGTGCGCACCTCTGCGACCGCTGGCACGGCCACCAAGCCCCATGATTTTTATACCGTACCCCTGTGTCAGGTTCACCACGAACTCGCCCACCAGAAGCAAACCAGAGAGCTGACGGACTACTTGCTCAAGCAGGCGGCCTACTTCCGCTCGATGGGCATTGCGGAAGCCATGAAAAAGGAACTTGCCTTGACCTCGATGAACGAACTCACTGAAACGTTGCTCAAGCAATGGCATGATTTGATCGGATTTCACCCGCATGAGTAACCCGAAAAAACACGGCGGTCACGCCCAGGTGCTGAGTGATGACGATGTGGAGGACATTCGGGAGGAGTGGAGCCGCAAAGCGGAACTCACCAAGTGGGCCAATGCCATGCGCAAAGATGGAATGGAACTGTTGCAGGAAGCCAATGAATTAATCCGCATGGCGAAAAGCATCACTCAGCCAGAGCTGGCGCGGCGTTACGGGGTGTCCGTGCATACCATAAATGGGGTGATTAACAACAAGGCAAAGTGATGTAATTGGAATACAAGTAGAATACAATCGTATTCTTTTTGTAGTCGTTTGGAGGTTGCCATGGTGTTAAAACAGTACCGCCTCAAAGATTTGTTTCAAATGCGTGATAAGCTGGATGCGGCGCAATTGCTGGACGAGCTGGAACGCCGCTTTGACGAGCGGGAGTTGATTCAAATTGACGAGCTGACGGGCTTTGATGTGGAATGGTACATCGAAGAAAATGCCAGCTACAACGAACTGCAAAGTATCGCCATGGCGTGCAAGAGGGAGCTTCTTGATGAAAGCGATTCACCGTCGTTTTAATAGCAATGGGTATGTTGATACTGCTGTTATACTGGAGCAGCGTTGTGTTGTTAAGGTTTGGACTGAGGATAGTTTGGGTCAAAACAACCCTTTCAAGGTCGGTATTAAACCTCATGGGCCAGTACCTGGTGCTCTGCTCAGTGCTTTCCTTGCTTTGACTGAGGGCGAGTTGTCTCAGAGCCAGCATCAGGAGCTGCTACGAATCGCAGCAACCGCCTACGAGTCACTTAAAACTTCAGGATTAGCCACCGCATAGTTCAATGCCCTGGTGATCGCTTCAGTCAGTGACAGGTTGTTGCGCTGGCTGATGGTCATCCAGCGGGTTTTATCAAACGTCTCACAGCGCATGATCAGCATCGTGCTCTGCGAATATTTACGGGCATTCTGATTGCCGAGCAAGCCGCTTTCGTATTTTGGCGGTCTGCCTTCAAACCCTTCGGTAAACCCTTCCGCAAAATCCTGACCACAGAAATCCGGGTCCATCATTTGCTCCAGCTTGTCGGGCAATCGAAAGCTGTGGCCGTGATAAAAGCGCTGCAATCCGTAGCAATAACCTTGCTTGTATTTGAGGCTGATTTCGTTGTCTTTGGCCAATTGCTCGGCGCAACGTAAAAAAGCGGCAAACTGCGCGTGGTTCAACTCCATTGCTAACCCCTTGATTTTATTGGATGCTAAACGGCTTGTTTGTATATACAAACGAATCAGACTTAAATATGTGCCAAAAAGCGGGTTTTTTCGCTATTTTTTGTAGTGATCGAGCAAAAAAGTGTGCAAAACCGTGGCGTTTTCGTGCAAAACACCCCGTTTTTGTAGCACGCACCAAAATAACTATTTTATTTCAAGGGTTTACGCATGGATGGTTTCATTCAAAAGGCTTTTGAACGGGTTGGTGAACGTTTGACATCATCGCCCTACAAAATTGACGAGTTAGAAATATCGGAAACGCTGCCAGACATTTTTATGGCAACAGTCTGTTGTCAGGATCGACCGGTGATAGTGTGTGGGCCAGCAGAATTGAAGCAGTGCGGTGATATGGCCGCGGCGCTTGTCTTTGACAGAACCGTGTTGGAAATAATGCAAGTGCTTGTGGCTTATGAAAAGCATGGTCAGGCAGCAGGTATACCGCGATCAGAAGAGGATCTTCTGGAGCTGCGAAATAAGTCAGAAATTAGATTCAACGATTTAAGTTGGCATTGGGCTAAGGCAGATCAGGTGATCACGGACCCTTGTGCATCCGTGTCCGTTGGGCCGTTGCGGGACGATTTAACGAATTTGTTGGTGCTGTGTCCCCATGACTTCGGCACGAAAGTGGCGACCGTGTTATGTGTTTCGCCCACGGTGGATAGGATTTTCAGAACGGTCGTAAGAAATGGGAGAAACTAATGGAAATCGATGATCCCTTTAAAATCTGGACCATTTACCACAACCCATTGGATTTTCCGGGTAAGTACGTGGGGCGCCTGTTCAATGTGCATAGTCCAGAGACCTTTGGCCCACACAGCATGGTGGTGCCGACTCAGCACCTGTTTGTCAGTGGCCATATTGAGCCGGTGCGGGATTGGATCAAGGGGCAGGGAGCCACCATCTACATTTGCAAGGATGTTGAGGATGATCCCAATGTCGTGGAGTCTTGGATACGATGAGCTACAGTCATTCACCTTCCATTTATTTAACGCCAAGGCCGCGGTTTGAGCGCCGTCAAGACTCAAAAACGCTCAGTATTACAACGATCAGTCACTGTTTGGATATGGATGCGTTGTTTTACAACGATCACCGGCAGGCGTCAGACTGGCTGATCATCCAGGAAGAGGCACAACGGAAGAAGATCAATGAGGCCTGGTCGTTGCGCATTGATCGATGGCGCGGGATACACCAATACAAGCACTGGGCTGGTGGCGCCTCTGCTGAGTTCGTGCAGCGGGAGTTTGCCAAGGTGTTTGCGCGCGTGCCGGATGTGACGCCTGATATGATCGAGCTGTTGAAACACGCTGCGCCCTATCTGAAACCATTGGAGCGAGAAAAGCCCAAGCCTCAACCTCAACCTCAACCCAAAGTGAAGCCCAAGCCAAAGCCCATCGTCGAGGTCCGGGAGCCGGACAACCTTGATCCTGAGACTGGATTGGTGCTGCTCAAAAGTTACCCCAATAAGTACAAAGAAAGTGAGCGACGTATGGTGTTGCGAGAGAACTATTGCCATTACTACAACGTGACACCCAACCGACTGCCAGCGCCGCGGGCGGTGTGGAAGCCGCACCCGTCCTGCCTGGTGCAAGATCGCCGCTACTACTGGCACCTTGATGATGTGCCCATGTACTGGGATGAAGACGGGGAAAGCTACTTCATGAATCGCCCAGCGGAGGTACGGGCTTTGCTGCGGTTTATCGAGCTGGTGAGGCGGCGTGAGGGTGTGGGTTATAGCCGGGTGAATTCAATCATGGCTAAATTCGGTGATTGCAGCCGTCAAGCTGTAAATAATTGGTGCCGTGGTTTGGGTGTGCCTTCCGGAAATTTTCTGTGTGCTATCGCTGATCATTATCGCATTGATTTAAAACGCTACATGCGCAAGCCGGATGCAGTCGCGCAGAAAATCAAGTTGGAGCGTGAGCAGGCGCACTACCGGCGCTTACAGATCGAGCCCTTGTGGCGGAAATTGGCGGCGGCGCTGGTGCAGGCTCCGGTGGAGTGCCGGGTGTTTGACTCCGACGCAGAGCCCATGCTTCGGCTTGCTAATGCGCTAGTTGATGCTGAATTTGTCCGGCAAGTTGCCAGTGATCCGCCCCATCAGGAGGGGGCTGTCAATGCCTCGGAAATGCCGAGCCGCGGTGGTGGTGCAGAGGATGATGGACAATAGGCGGCAAGGCTCCAGCAGTATCGCCATCAGGTCGCCGGGTCCGGTGTCCATGAGGTCCGAGCAGCCGGGCTCGCTTTCGGCAATGGCTTCGTGGATGGGTTGCCAGTCAATGTTATCACCGGACACAGTGGCCACCTGTAAATTCACGGCGTTGATGCCGCAGTCTGCCATCAAAATGTGTTTATCAACCAGACGTTGCAGGTTGTAACGAAACACATCATCCCCGGCTAGCCCTTGTGCAAGCCGTAAAGCATCCTCATCACCGGCCCAGCCACAGAGCAGCAGGGGTTTGCCGTTAAGCAGCAGCGCCACATGATCGGCTTGTTTCATGTTGTCGGTGGGGTCGTACACCGATGGGCAAACGGACGAGGCCACTAAAATCTCCAGCAGTGGGTTACTTGTGTTCATTCTGTACCTCCGATATGGGTGTTGCCCAGAAATGCCGTCACGGGGGCGCCTTTCACCTCATACACCTCTTCCCACAATTCAGAAATCTCCTGTAGAGAATCTGTGGTCCAAGCCTGGCGAGTGCTTAGACTTAGCAGAAGGGTGCCGTCTTGGTCCCGGATGTTGAGGGGTTCGTGGGCGTTGGACGTAAGCAATTCTGGATCATTTAAAAATTTAATCATGTGTTCCCCTGAGTTGTATATCTTATTGTAGTCTGCTTGTATATCAAAAAATGCTCCACAGCCCCCAATTTATAAGGGGGTATGGGGGGGTACTGTTTTACATTGGTAAGATTTTTTCGATTAACTACGCTTGTGTGTCATGGAAGCGAAAAACTTTACCAAGCGTGCGGAAGGCTATCGAGACACTGTGTACCAGTGCTCTGCGGGCAAGTTGACCGTGGGCTATGGCCACAACCTCGAAGATCGCCCGTTACCCCAGCACATTATAGAAGCCATTTTCGAGTGGGATTACGAGCAAGCCGAAAAAGACGCTCGCCGTTTTTTGGGTCCAGCCTGGCTCACGTTGTCGGACGTGCGCCGCGGGGTGGTCACGGATATGGCCTTCAACATGGGCCTGACCACGCTTTCTGAGTTTCGCAAAACCCGCAAATACATTGCCGAAGGCCGTTTCAAAGAGGCGGCGGCGGAAATGTTAAACAGCAAATGGGCGCGGCAAGTGGGTGATCGAGCCCAGCGCCTGGCTCTGGTTATGGAGCATGACGACTGGAGTAAGCAAGTAAGGACGTAAACAACCAAGATGCGACTAGCAGTGGAGTAAGTGGCATGAATCCTTGGCGAATCATTACAGAATTGTTCGAGCCTGCGGCCAAGCTGATCGATGACGTGCATACCAGCACTGAAGAGAAGCTTGAGATCAAGGCCAAAATGGCGGATATGCAAAATAAACTGGTGGTCCAGCTTATGGAGTATGAAAGCAAGCTGCAAGCGGCTCAGCGCGACGTGATTGTCGCAGAGGCGCAAGGTCGGTCCTGGGCACAGCGCAACTGGCGACCCATCACCATGCTGACGTTTTTGGCGTTGGTGTGCCTGGATACCATGGGTTGGACCACGTTTAGGCTCAGTGAGGAGGCCTGGCGCTTGTTGGAGATCGGTTTAGGCGGCTATGTGGTGGGGCGCAGTGTTGAAAAAGTGGTCCCGCACATTGCCAAACGTAAAGAACAGCACCACCACCATAACCAAGGTCAGGGATGACGACAGAAGACCGCAGGAGTTTGTATTCCAACATTGTCACCAACGTACTAACCACGTTGGTGGTGGGCGTGGTGGCCAGTTTTATGGCCACCCGTATCGCTATTTCTGTGTTGGAAACCAAGTTGGGGTATCTGGAAAACAATGTCAGCTCGTTTGAGCGGGATATGACGACCATGCGCACGGTGATGGATTCGCTGTTAACCACCAAAGTGGAGCTGCAACAAATGGACAAGCGGATGGAGCGCATTGAAAGCAGTTTAAGTGCTCGCTTCGAGGCCGAGCGGGATCTGAATGACAAGATCCGGCGCTTGGAAATCGTGGTGAGCAATCGTGGAAGCTGAGCTGGTTGTAAAAACAAAAGTAACCGCCGTGCTGGCGTTGATGGAGGGGGAAGTCGTGCTGGAATTGCCGATTGAAAACACCACACCCATTTCTGTTTTGCTGACGGATGACGCGGGTGATCCCATTACCACGGGGACGGTGGATGTGTCGCTGACGGATTTGCGCGATACCGCGGTCACGGGTCAAACCTGGCCCCATACGCTGGTGCATTCGGGCAGTGGGGAATGGGCCGGAACCTTGTCTAAGGCCTTGAATTTGAAAGATCGGCGCAGTTATCGCCTCAAGTTGCATGTGGTGAGTGGGTCCATCGATGAGACCATCACCTACGACGCTCGCGCCAAAATCCGCACCTATTAAGCATGAGTTCGATTAAAGACGAATTTGGTCTCAAGCCCAAGCACCATGCGTTTGTGCTGGAATACGTGCAGAACGGCTTGGATGAGATGTTGGCCTACAAGAAAGTGTATGGCTGCAATGAGCGCACCGCTCGCAATGGCGGGGCTAGGCTGTTGGCCAGCCGTGCGGTTAAGCGCTATCTGAAGAAATATTTTGAAGAGCGTGAGGCCGAGTCGGCGGTGACGGTATCCTGGATCGAAGCCAAGCTCAAGGAAATGGTAGAGCGCTGTATGCAGGCCGAGCCGGTGATGGTGTTCAATCCAGAGACTAAGGAAATGGTCGAGTCTGGTATTTGGCGCTTTGATTCCGGGGGCGCCAACAAAGCCCTGGAATTGCTCGGCAAATACCACCGCATGTTTGTCGAAAGGCAGCAAGTGCAACACAGCGGGCGGGTCAGTTACACCCAAATATTCGATCATTCATCAGAGGCGGATTGATCATGGGGGCGATGATCCAAGAGCCCGAACTGATTGATTACGTCTATCGCGCCACGCCCACGGGCACCCGCTTTCACCTAGACCTTAGCTTTTTTCGGGGCATCATGGGGCCAATTGGTTCCGGCAAGTCCGTTTGTTGTGTCGAAGAGTTAAAACGCAATGCTTTGTGGGTGCAAAAGCCCGGTCCCGATGGCGTGCGTCGTACCCGCTGGGCCATTGTGCGCAACACCTACCCGGAACTGAAAGCCACCACCATCAAGACGTTTTTGCAGTGGTGGGATGATCAGCACGTCAACATCGTCTATGGGGCGCCTATTACCGCCACGGTCGAGGTGGAGCTGGAGGATGACACCCGCGTCCACGCTGAGTTTTTGTTCCTGGCCCTGGATAAACCCAAGGACGTTAAAAAGCTTTTGAGTTTGGAGCTAACGGGCATCTGGTTCAATGAAGCCCGCGAGATACCGAAGACGGTGATTGATGCGGGCATGGGTCGGGTGGGCCGTTACCCCTCGCTCAAAGACGGTGTGGGGCCAACCAGAGCCTTCGGTATCGCAGACACGAACCCACCGGATGACGACCACTGGTGGTACAAACTGGCGGAAGAGGACACGCCGGACAACTGGGCTTTTTTCCGGCAGCCGGCGGCGCTGCTCAAAGACGACAACGGCGCCTATCACCCAAATCCGAAAGCGGAAAACATCGTCAACCTGGCCGATGGCTACGATTACTACCTGCGGCAAGTCTCCGGCAAAGATCCGGAGTGGATCAAGGTTTATTTGCTCGGTGATTACGGCACCGTGCAGGAAGGCAAGCCGGTTTACCCCACCTTTCGCAGTCAAAGCCATGTGGCCAAGCACATTATTCGGCCTGTACCGGGGCTGGGCTTGTTGCTGGGCTGGGATTTTGGCCTGACACCGGCCTGCATCATCGGCCAGCTCACCAAGCGCGGCCAATTACGCTTATTGGACGAGTTGTTGGGCGAGGATATTGGCATCACCCGCTTTGCGCGGGACGTGGTGAAGCCACACCTGGCGAAAGAATACGCCGGTTTTATCGTCACCAGCTCCACCGCTGACCCTGCCGGGGGTGCCCGTGCGGAGACGGACGAGCAGACCGCCATCGGCATTTTGAACAGCACCAAGGTCAACATGGGGTTTCGTACCCGGCCAGCCAGCACCAACAACCCGCTGCGCCGCATTGAGGCGGTGTCGGGTTATCTCAATCTGATGGTGGACGGCGAGCCCGGTTTGCTGGTGTCGCCCAAGTGCCGGTTGTTGATCAAGGGCTTTAACGGCGGTTACAAGTACGAGCGAGTCCAGGTCACGGGTGATGAGCGCTACCGGGACACGCCCTGCAAAAACAAGTTTTCCCACCCGCACGATGCGGTGCAGTACCTGACGCTGGGGGCCACCAGTGGCGGCATCGTTACCGATTACCCAAACACTGGCGCGGATCAGCGCCCCTTTTACGGTTAGAGGTTGGCTATGTACCAGATCACCCCGGAGTTCAAGGAAGGCTACGAAAATGAGGAAGGTCAAGGCCGTCAGACTGAAGCCATGCAGCAAGCGTTGTATGTGACGGGTCAGCGCATCCGGGCCATGTTTGACGATGCCAAGCGCGACCGGCGGGCCACAGAACAGCGGTGGCTGGAGGATCTGCGGCAATTCAAAGGCCTGTATTCGCCGGAAATGCGCAAGCTGATCCCGAAAAACCGCTCTAAAGCCTTTGTGCGCATCACCCGGCGCAAAGTGAAGATCTTTGATGCGAGGATGAAAGAGCTTTTGTTCCCCTCCAATGCAGAGCGCAACTGGGACATTGAGCCGACCCCCAAGCAAACCGAACAAATCTTGCAGACGCCGTTGGGGATGGCGCGGATGCAGGCGTTGCAGGAGCAAACACAGGGGCAGATCACGCCGCAAATGCTGGAAGAGTTGCAGGATGAGGTGGCCAAAGAAGCCTGCGAGGGGATGCGCACAGAGATTGATGACCAGCTTTCAGAGGGCAATTACCGGCAAATCTGCTCAACGGTGATTCATTCGGGTAACTTGTTTGGGACCGGGGTGCTCAAATCCCCCATGGTGAAAAACAAGGTTGAGCGCACCTGGCAACTGGACCCGCAATCGCAACAGTGGCGGTTAGTGCGCACAGAGCGGCGAGTGCCGTTTTTTGAGGCGGTGGAGTTGTGGTGCTATTTCCCGGATATGCAAGCGGTCAACATTGAAGACTGCCAGTACCATTTTCAATTGCGGGTGTTGAATCCGCAGCAACTCAAAGACTTGGCGCGGATACCGGGCTTTAACAAGCAGGTGTTGATGGACTATGCGCGGCAAATGCCGGACGGTGACGCGCAACTGATGGAGCACAGAACCGAGCTGGATGCGTTGAATTCCGATCAGGACACCCGCAGAAAGCAGCCATTGCGCTTGTATGACGTGATTGAAGGCTGGGTGATGATGACGGAAGAGGACTACATCCAGATGGGTTTTGAGCCCGAAAACGTGCCAGAGGGCGTCACCTGGGCCAATGTGTGGATGCTGGGGCCATACGTGATCAAGGCAGAAGCCGAACCGCTGGAGGGCATCGATCACCCGTTTAACCTGTATTACTTCGACAAAGACGAAACCTCCATATTCGGTGAAGGCCTGGCGGCGATCATGCGTGACGAGCAGCGCCAGCTCAACAGTATCCGGCGGGCGGCGTTGGACAATGCCGCCAGCTCTGTGGGCAATGTCTACGATGTGAACGTGGATCTGTTGCTGCCGACAGAGAACAGCAAAGACATTTATCCGGGTCGGGTGTTCCTGCGCGGGGGCAATGCCCATGATCCTGCCGTGCGCATTGTCAGCACGCCCAACCACGTCAATCAATACCTGGCCTTGGCCAGCTATGTGGAAGAGGGTATTCACGAAAACACGGTCCCCTCTTACATGCACGGGGGCAGTGACAACGGTTCCGGTTCCACCGCGACGGGCTTGTCCATGCTGATGGGTGCGGCCAACCTGGACATCAAGGATCAGGTACGGTTTTTTGATGACGGCATTACCCTGCCCGCACTCAAGGGTATTTATCACTGGAATATGATTTTTAGCGAAAAAGAGGAAATCAAGGGCGATTACAACGTCAAGCCTCGCGGTTCCTCTTCCCTGGTGGCCAAAGAAATCCGGGTGGCGCAACTGGATCAGGCCATGGGTATGTTCAGTAATGAGCTGTTTGCGCCGTTTATTGATTACCGAAAACTGGCCGAGCAGGCGTTGATTGCCCGCGATCTGGGCGACACGGGCATTGTGATGTCGGAGGAAGATTATCAGGCCAACATGGCCGACAAGGCCAAAATACAGGCGCTGGAGCAACAATTGGCGCAAAAGGATGCCATGATGCAGTTGATGCGTTCGGTGGATGCCGATGGGTATAAGGCGCTGGAGGTACGATTGAAAGAAATGATCGAAGAAAAGAGCGGGCGCATGGCCAAGCAAGCGGTTGATCAGGAGGTGGAGAATGGACAGCTCTAACCGGGCAATCGATCCTGAGTTGCTGGCGCGGATTGTGGAGCGGGTGGCGGCGCAGGACTACGCCACCATGGATATGCTGCGGGCGCTGGAGCAACAGGTGGCGTTTTTGAAAGATATGATGGTCAATCACGATGATGCCGCGGCCTTGCGCTATCGCTCCCAAGCCATCGGCCTGTTGGAGTTCATTAAAACCGTGCAGGTGGCGCCAGTGCTGGAGGACGATGATCGACTGGTCAATTCCTACCTGGCATAAAAAAACCCCGCTTGCGCGGGGCTTTTCGTTTACCTAACCCCAGTAACTGGGGAAACCTTAACGATGACCTAATTACTTTCCTAAGCTTTCAGTCATTTTTTGAACCATCCCCAAGAATTGGGGAACACTTCTGGCCGGAAGTTGCACCGCTCGAACCGCCTAATGGCGGGTAACTCATAACCCCTCATGGGGATTCGTAACTTTGTTTTCTAAGCCGTCTATTCGACGGGTAACAGTTGAACGGTGCCGGAGTATGATGCAAAAAACCGCATTGTGAGTCAAGCGTGTTCATTCCGTCATTTCAAACATGGCTTTGGTCGCTTTGCGGGTAAATTGTTTGTCTGTGTAGATGATCGAACACATGCCCCGGATCAAGCGCGAGCGGGTAATGCGTTTTTCCGGGTGCTTCTGGCGCAGTTCATTGATGACCAAATCCAATTGATCTTCTTGAAAAGTCGTCAGTCGGATGGTGGTGGGATTGACCGTTTCGCTGCGGTTCTCGTTCGACAGTGTAATGGATCTTGGTTTACGCATGGTTGACTCCCAATAATTCTTGTGTGAGTGCCCAATAATCGGTTTTGGCTTTGCTTTTGGTGTGCCGAATCACCGGGCGGCGTTCTTTGCTGGCCTTGCGATACAGCTCACTGGTGCGAATTTCGGTACTGGCCACGGGGTAGTCGTAGCTTTTGATGAGGGCGTCAACAGCATGGTACATGGTTTTGTGAGCACGGTTGACTTTGGTTTTGACCAGCATGAACGGCACCTCTTCGCCGCGCCGCACCTCCCACACCACTTGCAAAAAGTCCTCGATGCCTTTAACGGCTCGTACGCACATATCAATTGGAATGATCACTTGATCAGCGACGTAGAGCGCGGTTTCTACGGTCAGATCGATGGCTGGGGGCAAGTCGATCAAGATGAACTCAAAGCCCGGTTTTAGTCCCTTGAGGGCATCGGCCAGGATTAAATCCCGGTGCCGAAAGCGCATGGCATTGCGGGCCATGGATGACAGCGCCAGATCCGCGGGCATGATGGACAGGTTCTCAATCGGTTGGTCGCCGTCCAGGGCCGAGTAAATCAGGCTGTTAATGTCGGTTTTGGGATTCTCAAACAGATCCGTTGTAGTGCGTTCTTGATTGAAATCCTGAATCTCCCCCTGTTCGTTGACGGCCAAGCCACCGCGGCCTAAGTCGTTGGAAAGATTGCATTGGTGGTCAAACTCAATCATCAAAGTGTTGTGACCCATTTGCGCCAAACAGCAGCCGATGCTCAGGCATGTGGTGGTCTTGCCGACGCCTCCTTTGCAATTTGCGAATACTAAAGTGTAGGGCTTAGGCATACAAACGTAGTCCCTATGTATGTGAATGTGACTACAAATGTATATCAAAAAAAGAAGGGAAGCGAGCCCCATTGCGGGGCTCACGGTTTACAGGCAGAATAGGTCGAGCAGGACACCGCTAATCTGCGGGTGGTGTTTTGCATCTAGCATTCCGAACGGACGGAGCAGTCTGGTTTGGTCGAGGGTGCGCAGTTGATCAAGGGCCACTTCACCGACTTGGCCTTTGTGATCTACCACCACTCGGCTAGACCAGTTTCGTAGTGTGCGAGTCATCGGGGCAACGATAACTGTACGCACGCGGCGGTTGAGCACGTCTGGTGATAGCACTACCACCGGACGCTGCCCGGCCACTTCCGCCCCCTGGGTGGGGCTCAATTGCACCCACCACACTGAAAAACGATGTATTACCACGTCCATTCCTCCTCATCCCACTGAGTGGGTTCGTCGTCTAACAGCATTTCATGGTCATCCAAGCCACCGGCAAACGCTTCGGGTTTGTCCCAGTCGTGCCGGGGGTGTCTGACCACGCGCTTGATTTCCACTTCAATCTCATCACCGCTGTGGGCGTCAAGTTCGGCCAAGATTGCAGCGGGGTAGACATTGCCTACGCTGTTGCCGATTTTGCGCAGTTTTACGATCATCGTTGTTCTCCTATCAGGTTTTGAATTAATGGGCTGTTGTCAGCGGCGATATACACCACGGGCAACATAAAAATAACCAATACAATCCAAAGATATTTAGCCATATTTCCCCTTTTTTGTTGCGTTGAATGTAATAACAATGTTATTACTTTAATGCTTGTCAGTCAATCGATAGTTTGACATACTGATCGCATACAAACGTATTCTGTTTGTATTCGGAAATGAGTCTATCAGTCAGGTATTAGGGGGTTATATGCAAATCGGTGAAATACACATTCTCACAGTAAAACAGCACTACAAGAACGTGCGCTTTGATGTTGATTTTAAAGCGCGTGAGCATTCAAACAGCATGACGCTGGAAGATCTGGTGGTTAAGCTGCGAGAGTACGACCGGCAGCGCGAGGCGATCAATGTCTGGTCAGCGGGTGAATTGATCGCGGTGAAAGCAAGCTGGATAGACAGTGAGGCTGTCAATGTCTGGTCAGAGGGTGAATTGATTGCCACAACGGAGTATTAGATGATTGACCAAGACGACAACGTTTACGCTTACGATATGACGCTGGAGCAAATCATGGAATGCCTGGACCGGGGTGATCTGGTCAACCTGGCCAACAAGTCGCAGGCGCTGGGCTTGCTCCACTACATGCTCGACAACGACATTGACCCGATGGAGTACCGAGAGGAGGGATTGGCCATTTGGAAGGCTTAAACTACATCGCAGCGGCCAGCCTAGCCTTGAATATCGGGCTAGGGCTGGCCTATCACTTCACGGTCAAGCTGTGGCAAATCCGGGCACGGGTCAACGAGGACGCCGCCAACGTGATCATGGCGGCGACTAAAAAGCACTGCACACCGGAACAGGTGGTGCTGATTCTTCAAGACGCCGGTAATGAGCTGGAAATACTCAAGGCCATCCGGGTGGCCGAATTCGATCATAAAAAACGCGCTCAGGAGTAATCCCCTGGCGCGTTCCTGCCGATCCTGTGCATAGTTTTAATTCCTTAGTTGAACGACGTTTGCAGTTTCCTCATTTTGACGTGTTGAACGACGCTGTTCACGGCTTGCGGTCCAGATTGTGATCTGGAAGATGACAAGATGCAAAACAGTGTGGACACCTGCATACGTCAGAACATAGTCGATGATGGAGTACATACTACCCCTCCTCAGTTCTGGGCTGTCAGGTTTGCTTTTTTTTGTGTTAGGGGTTGAGTCCCCTATGTAAAGTAGATCACAAAATAACCAATCATGATATGAAAAATTGCCATTATCACATAACTTTACAAATGTATGTGACTTGTTACGCATTCGGCGCAATCTATTGATTTCAAAACTTGCGGCTTAGCATTTAATTGTACTTTGTTTTTAAAACGGGTTTTGATATCGTTTTCCCTTCACTAACGTCCTTAGTCGCTGCCATTGCAAAAACACCCGTTTTTGAGACAGATAGATAGCGTGTTTAGTCAGGGGCACAACTAAGGACTGTGTATGGCAATCACGCTTTACAAAGCACGGGGGCGATTCGTTGGCTATCGCGTTGTACGCAAAGCACACAACAAAATGCACCAGCTCTATTTCACTCTGTCCACCTACGGCACCAAGGCACAGGCACACAAGGCGGCCAAGCAAGCGGATAAGTTGTTGGCCAAGGCCTACCCGTACAAAAAACTGGTGCGGGACAACGGGCGCTTGTTCGGTTTGAGTCTGTACGAGCGCTGGCACGATGACACCGGCTTTTTAGAGCAGGGCATGAGATTGACGATCACCCAAGACTACGATCTGAAGTTTAACAAAACGTGGACTTTTGGGGCTCATGACTGGGAAAGCGCCTATGCAGAAGCGGTGGAGCATATCATGCACTACCGCAAACTGAAGCCCTGCGCCAAATTAACCAAGCTATTTGCAGAGGCTAAGGCCTTTTATAATCCTGGCCGCAAGGCCAATTTTAGACAGAGACGGAGACGCACATGAAGATTGGCTATGCACGGGTATCCACCGCAGATCAGAACCTGGATCTGCAATTGGATGCACTGACGGGCGCGGGGGTGCCTGCAAATTACATCTACAGCGACCACGCCAGCGGTGCCTCGACGGCAAGGCCGGGGCTGGAGCAGTGTTTGCGGGCTCTGCGCGAAGGCGATTGTTTGGTGGTGTGGAAGCTGGACCGGCTCGGTCGCAGTTTAAAAGACCTGGTGGGGCTGGTGGAAACCTTGCGCGAGCGGGGGGTGGGCTTTCAAGTGCTGACCGGGGCGGGCATGATCGACACCACCACGCCTGCGGGCCGCATGATGTACGGCTTCTTTGCTGTGATGGCCGAGTATGAGCGGGAGCTGATCCGCGAGCGTACCCTAGCGGGCCTCAAAGCGGCTCGTGCCCGTGGCAGAAAAGGCGGTAGGCCGAGAGCACTCACTAAGCACCAGGTGTCTTACCTGCGCCATGCCATGGGTGATCCGGCCACCGATGTGGCCATGCTGCTGAAAGAAATGAATCTGTCGCGGGCCAGCCTGTACCGCTACGTCAGCCCTTCCGGGGAGCTGCGGGAAATGGGCAAGCGCGTAATGGGGGTGGACTCATGATCTTGTACAGTGATCCGGTGATCATTCGCGGTGATCGAAGCGCCAACTATCAAGAAAAGTGCGAAGAAATCATTGATTTCTATAACATGGCGGGCAATTACCCGGAAGAACTCAACTTACGCAAGCCTGAGAGCACCTGTATTATTGCCGTGCCGGGGGTGCCGGGCGGGATGCTGTTGGACCATCACAGCCAAGAGGGCTTCTGGCGCATCATGTTTGCGGCGTTCCCCACTGAATATCAGGGTCGCGGGTTGTTGCGGCGTTCGCTGCAAATGGCGGAAGACAACGGCATTAACATTGCTGTGGTGGAGCGTGCCATGCTGGGCACACGCAACACGGACCCGATCTGGAAGCATTTCGGTTTCGTCCATGAAACCATGGTGGGGTTGTGTCCCTGTTTAGCCAAGGATGAGGTCATGCGCTACTCTAAACACACAGAAGGTCTCGATTTAGATTATGTGCTGGAAGCGCTGCGTGCGGATGGCCGTCATGAGGCTGCGGAGGCATTGGAAGACAATTTTAAAAGGGCCATCGACGATGCAGAGCGAGATCAGTGAAGAAATCCCCCAGGTATTCAGTAGCGTGCATCAGCGGGCGCTGTGTTTCATTGCCGAAGGTGCGGGCAAGATCACCCGCAAACGCTTCATCGACTCAACGTTTGATGAGGTACTGCTGGACGATTTGCGGGTAATGGGGTTGATTGTGATGGTGGAGGACAAGCCGCTCATCACTGACGCCGGGCTGGAGTTCAATTTGTCCGACAGCCAACGCTCCAAAGCCATTTGGGCCAGAACGAAGGCCATGTTGGCGGAGGCTCGCCACATTCCATTTGTGCCTGACACACATTAGGCTATAGTTAGCAAGCCATTTAGAGCCAATCTATGGTGTTTCAGCTAGGTCTCTCTAAGCCCCTTCGGGGGCTTTTTTAATGCAATGCGTCTTTGTATCCCCTTTTCATCTTGTCGTGATCTTTGCTGTACAGCTTTTTAACCCGGCTCAGGTACTGAAAAGCGTCACGGGCATGAAACTTTTGCTTTTCCGTCAGCCGTTCGCCGCACAAAAACCCGGCCACCGACAGATAAGCGGTGTTTTCCGGCGTGGGGGTGTCGGTCAGCTCCGCCAGTTTGCCCTCGTCGTTGCGGTGCATGGCGGCAGAGAGTACGCGCATCCCTTTGTTTTTAATCCAGCACAAACACATCAGATGCTCTTGGCGTGCGGGATCTTGCGACGGTATGGGCCGGTTATCCATGATTTCTTTCGCATCCTGCTCGGTGCGGGCATAGCGGGTGCTCATGAACATTTCACATATGAAATAGACCACATGGGCTTCTTTCATGTACGCAAACTGGCGTACCGCTATCAACGATTTGAGCTTAGATTCGTCGTCTTCAAAGTCGGCCACAATCACATGATGAGCCGAGCGCGTCACGACAATAAACAGCGGCGAGTGATAGCCGTCTTCCAAGCAGCGGCCCTTGGCGTAATCGAAAAACAGCCGGTGCTCCTCTTCATAAGGTTGGTAATCGGTGTGGCTCAGGGTCGTGAAATCGTAATCGTCTAACATGGTCGTCCTTTTAAGGGGGTGGGGGGGGTGCCGGTTTTACACTTGTAAGATTTTTTAAACTGGTTCTAGGCTTAGTTCTGCTGATCATACATGGCCCCGCAAGGGATACCAAAAAAACACACCGCGGATACCCCGTAAGGCCCGCAAATAAGGTGGACACATGACAAACAGCACTACAGCGTTAGACGAAGCAGCCGAATTTGACGCGGGTTGGGGCGACGGTCCCGACCACGATGATTTGTCTGCGGATGACAACGCGACCCACGCTGACGATGTAGACGAGACTCCAACCCCAGTCGCGAAACGGGACGCCGCGCCGCAGCCGGACAGTGGAGCCAACGATAGATCGTTAGAGCAAGCCGATTTACAGCAACAATTGGAACAAGAACGCCAGCGCTACCGATCCGCTGAGGGTCGCTATGAAAAGTTTACTGACGACATCAACTCGATGCGCGAGACAATTCAGCGACTTGAGCAGCAACTGAGCCAGCCCAAGGATAGCCCGCCAGACGATGACGCGGCCCCTGGTGATGACGCAGAGGACGGTTCCGCCTACCGCAACCCTCAATTTGCAGAAGAGTTTGATGCTGAACTCGATGCGGAGATGGCCCGACGCAGCCAACGTGCCAGGGATGATGCGATCAAACAGACTCAGGAAGCCATGAAACCGTTTCTTGAATCGTTTGAAAAAGCAGAAGCCGACCGTTTGCAGGCAGAGGAAGAAGCCAGAAAAGAGGCGTTCAAGGCGGAGGTGCGGGCTGAGTTTCCAGAGTTTGATGTATTAATGGCGAACGACAGCGTGGTGGATGAGCTGAGCACATACATTGACAGCCTGGAAAGCCCAGCGCTGCAACGTGCGTACTCGCTCGCGCTTGACTCAGGCACGCCAAAAGAGATTGCTGAAATGCTCAATGCTTTCAAAACCGATACCAATTGGCAGGCACCGCAAGGTGAGTCAAGCGTACCTCGTCAGGAGTCGCGGCAACGCGATGACCGGGCACGTCGCGCTGCTGCCGCTGCTGCTGTTCCAAGCAGACGTTCTGCTCTACCTTCAGATTCTGCTGATAAAAGCGATTTTGACGCAGGTTGGGATCTCGACTGACCCGGTTGTCGTTGTTGCCGCACGTTTAACTAATTAAAGGTGCGAAATGATAACAGCTTATGGAGACATTAGCCCCCGTACTGCGGGATGGGCTGTGAAACAATTATTGAAGCGTGGTATGCCGTATTTGGTGCTTGAGAAATTCGGCCAGGCTTACCCATTACCCCAAAACTCGACCAAGCAAGCGATTTTTCGGCGCTATGAGCGCTTCCCGAAAACCCCTAACCCATTGACTGAAGGCGTAACACCGTCTGCCCGTCAACTGACCACCACCGATTACCCCGTCACACTGGGACAATATGGGGATCGCGTGCAGATCAGTGATGTGATCATGGACACTCACGAAGATCCGGTGTTATCACAAGCATTGGATGTGTTGGGCGAGCAAGCCGCTCAAATGATCGAGATGGTGCGGTTTAATGTGTTGAAAGGTGGCACCAACGTCATGTACGCCGGCTCCGTCGCGGGTCGAGCCAATGTGGTCGCCGCGATCACCAAAACTGAGCTGCGCCGGGCGGTGAAACTGCTCAAGCGCCAAGACACCCGCAAAATCACCCGCATCATACGATCTACAACGGACTACGGCACTGAGCAAGTCAATGCCGCCTTTGTTGCGCTTTGTCATACCGACTGTGAGCCCATTTTTCGAGAAATGGAAGGCTTCGTGCCGGTGGAAAAGTACGGCCAGATCAGCCCGTTTGATGGGGAAATCGGCAAAGTGGAAGAAACCCGCATTGTCACCTCCACCATTTTTGAATCCTGGGCCGATGCCGGGGGTGCGGCGGGTGGCAACTTTGAATCCACGGGTGGCACCAGTTGCGACGTATACCCGGTGTTGGTGTTGGGTCAGGACGCTTACGGCATTGTGCCATTAAAAGGCAAAACCTCGATTGTGCCGATGGTGGTGAACCCCAAGCCGTCAGACAGCGATCCATTGGCCCAACGGGGTCATGCGGGTTGGAAGGCGTACCAAGCGGCTGTGATTCTAAACCATGCTTGGATTTTGCGAATGGAGACAGCGGCGCCGCTGTAATTAACCGGCTCCCCTCTCTCCACATTGCCTTGCCCTTTTTTGAGGGGGGAGTCCTTTTTATTAAAGGACTGAACAATGAGCAAACACACAAAAGCATCACTGGGTAAGAAGTCTTTAACCGAGCTGCAGGAGTTGATTCTGGCGTCGGGTACTGCGCCGCAAGATCACTGGACCAAGGATCAGATGATTGATCTGTTGATGGAGCAGCAAGCCGACGCTGAGCACGTCGCAAAAGGTCAGAAAGAAGAAGAATGCGTGGAAGTGGTTTTCCCGGCGGCAGAAGGCAAACAGGGCAATGCGCCCATCTTCTTTGCGTGCAACGGTCGCCAGTTTTTAGCCAAGCGCAATATGCCGATCAAGGTGCCCAAATCCGTGCTGTCATCGATCACCGATGCGGTGCAAACCGTGTTCGAGCGTGACCCGGAAACCGATGAGCTGGTATCCCGCGACGTGCCCACCTACAACTACACCGTGCGGGAACTTAAATGATTTGTCAGGAGCTGGCCGACCGGGCCTCAGAGCACTTGGCCGATGTGGAGTGGGTGACGTTTAACGAGGGGCGCTTTATCAAAGCACTCAACGGCGCCTGCCGGGCCATTGCTACTTTGCGCACGGATGCGTCACAGAAAACAGAAACGGTCTCCCTGACCGGGGGTGTGCGTCACAGCATCCCCGCTGGGGGCACGCAGTTTCTGGGGGCCAATCGCAACTTTCAAACCGGGGGAGAATTGCCGGGCCGCACCATTGCGCTGAAGATTGCCGATGATCGGGCCAAGCTGGACCCGTACTGGCAAACGGAGCCGCAAGAGTCCGAAGTGTTGGAAGTGATGCCGGACAAAACTGATCCGCTGTATTTCTGGACCTACCCACCGATCAAGACCGGCACCCTGATTGAAATTGTCTACGCTGTGCTGCCGCAGGAGATTGCAACGCTGGATGACGACCTACCCATCCATGATCGCTTTGCCGAGCCCGTCTTGCAGTGGGTTTTGTATGAGCTGTACAACACCGATTCCAGCAGTCCACACCATTTTGAGCGGGCAGAAGCGGCGCGAGCCGTGGCCATGCAGTTGCTGGGTTTGAGCAGTCAACGAGCCGCACGAAGTCGCCCCAAAGTTAAAGAGGGGGAAACATGAGCACTTATGTGTCAGTTCGGGAGTTTTTGCCGATCTTAGAAGCTACGATACCGCAGGCCGACGCCGCCATGCTGCAATTGAGCGTGGTGCTCACGGCCATTGATTTCTGCAAAAAAACCCACTTCCACCAGCAAAGCTTTCCCATTGATTTGCAAGCGGGGGTGGCCGATTACCGCATCAGCGTGCCGGGGGTGGTGCAACTTGCGGGCATACGCCAGGTGATCGACACATTGACGGGTCTGCCGCTGGTCGCGAAAACCCCGGAAACCATGGACGCTGAGCTGCCCGGCTGGCGCAATCATCAAAGCACGGACCCGCTGTACTGGCACCAGACGGAGCCTGCGCGGCTGCGGTTGATGCCCACGCCGAGTGAAGATAAGCCCGGCGCGGTGACGGTGCGGGCCGCACTGGCGCCCTCGCCCAAGGCCAAGCAGATCTATTCACGCCTCTATGACGATTACTTCAACGAGCTGGTGGCGGGCACCGTATCGCGGTTGTGTTCAATGCCAAAACGGGACTGGTCGGATCGGGTGACGGCGGCAGAGCAACAAGTGATTTACGAACGGGGGGTGCGTTACGCGAAAGCCGATGTGATCAAGGGCTTTAGTAACGAATCCCTCTTTGTTCAACCGCAAACGTTCGGGTGACGCATGGATATTTTATGTGGCAACTACGGCGACTACAACGCCAGTTATGTGCAAACGCAATTCGGCAATTCGGCGCAAGTGCGGGATATGTTTGGTCAGGCCACCGGCACCGCCACCCATCTGCGTGTTTACAATCTGGATGCCAACCAAGATGTGTATTTTGGTGTGTGGAATGAAGCCGGGGATACCCTGTTGGCCACTGCGGAAGGGGTGGATATGGCGGTGGGTGTGGTGGAGTTGCCGCTATCAGCCAGTGTTGCCATCACGTCCGATACCAAATACCAATTTAAGTTTCGCGCCAATGGCTATTGGGATGTGGGCCAGATTGCGCCTGATGCCGTCAACCAGAGTTGGAAAGCCCAAGCGCGGGACTATTCAGAGGGTCAGTGGACCCAAGCGGCGATTGGCTCCACCAGTGGCAGCACCGGGGAAAAGAAAACCGTCATGTGTTTGGTGGGCACGCGCACAGGGCCAACGCTGGCCAACGTGAGCGTGGACACAGCCACTGAATCCGCTGTCACCGTGACCCTGGACACGGACGATGCCACCGGGGTGATCGATGCCATCATTGATACCACAGACAATTGCTCTGGTCTGGACGCCTGGAACGTCACGGCGGGGAACAATGTGCTGGGTGCAGCGGCCACCGCGTCTATTTTGGATCAGGCCGTGTCGAGCACGGCCATTACTCTGAATTTCAGCGGATTATCACTCACCAACGGCAACACCTACCGACTGCGGTTGGTGCAAACGTCGGCCAGCGCCGGCTATTCCGATATCCCGACAGTGGATTTTGTGGTGTCCAGTGCGGTTCCGAACCCAATCATTCAAACAGAATTGATCGTGATTGAAGACGGCGAAACACCCATTGCTGATACCACTAGTGCGGAATACCAGCTCAAAGACACGTTTGATGGCACGGTTCTTATGAGTGGCAGTGACGGGGTAATCAGTGGCGGGGTAATGACCATCGATGATGATCTGGTGGGCGCCATCGGCCAAGACCGTATTTTGTTTGTACGCACCAATGGTTACTCATTTGTGGCCGAAGTCACCGTCACAGACGGCAACGCATAGGAGAACAGCATGGCGGTAAAAACACCGAGCGGATTCAATGCCGCAGGCCGATTCTGGCAGGGTCGGGATGGCTCCGGGCGCCGCATCTTCTGCCCTGGCGCGGTGCCGGAAGGCGCTGAGCCTGGCGATACCGATGTGGGCACGCCGGGCATTCCCACTGATCCGGGTAATTTCGGCATTCAAAGCGTGCTGTTTCCCGAAGGTTTTGCGGAAGGCAAGCCGTTTGTGATCACGGGGGACGTGTTTGGGGCCAATGGACCTACTCTAATTGCCGCATTTCAACCCACCGCACCCGCGTTTTCGGTCGGTGATGTGCTGAATAACAGCACGGTGATCAATGGCACCCATTGGCGCAACGGCACCACGAAAACATTGGTGGCGGATGTGGCGCCGTTTGATGGACGCCTGGCGTTTGTGCAATCCGGTGACAATGTGGATTTTTACATGGATGCCGATGACAGTGTGCGGGCGGCGCTGGGCATTGGCAATGATGCCCGTTGGCATGGGGCCGTGCCGTTCCGGGAATACAAGGTTTTTAATGTGATCCGCGACCCCGATTATTTCCCCAATTACGACTGGAACCAGCTCGTCGTCCCCCAGCCGGGCAGTGATGCCAATGGCTACAGCTACAGCCCGTCTTCGACCAAAGACACTTGGTGCATGTACGGCAATCGCGGCGACAATCAGGGCACCGAAGGTGAGGGCCACGATATGATTGCCTGTGCCCATTCTGGGGGGCTGGCGTACCGCTTGGGCGGCAACAACAGCCCGTACAACAGTCTGCCGAAGCTCGACGGTAAAGCGTCGTCTCTGGAATCCCACTGGGGTTTTGCTGAGCACAATCACATTTCGTTTGCCGTGCGTCTGCCCGGTTACGACAGCCTGAATCAATACAACTCGGCGTGTTATGGGGGTGCCCTGATCGCGGAAGTGGTACACAGCTCCGCGTCTATCGGCACCACCGTAGTCGATTTGGCCGGCAACAGTTTCATGAAAGAAGTGATCCACACCGGGGGCACGACCAAAGTGCCGGATTGGTGGGACCGCATGAAATATATGGCCTGGCTACGCAGTGAGCGGGACCGGCGTTACAGCTATCTGTACTGTGCCGTGGGCCACCCGGTATTGGGCACCAAAGCCATGTGTTCGGTGGAAATCACCAATGGGGCATTTGGCAGTGCAAACAAACGCATGTTGTGTCCGATTACGTCTTGGAGCAATACCCGCATTGAGGGCATTTTGTGGTTGGGCGGTTTGAAAGAAGGGCAGGAACCGATTTATATGTGCGTGGCCAACGAAAATAACATCCGTTGCTCCAATTTTCAGGTGAGGTGATCCATGGCGATATTGGCAGGCAACGGTATTTATGACGGTTCCACCATCACTACGTTTAATCCCTCGGTAGCGGCGGCGCGTAATTTCCCCATTTTGGCGTCGGGCACCATCACCGGTATTACGTTGTACTTTAACAATTCTGCCGGGCGTGATTTACGCATTGGTTTGTACGATCCCGACACACTGTTAAAACTGGCTGAAGTGTATTTGGGTGATATGGCCACGGGGGAAGTGTCGGGGGTGTTCGATACCTCTGTTCCCGTGACGGTGGGTGACAACATTCGTATGGTTATTTCCATGGACGACTATTGGCACAGTGGCTGTAACAGCAATGGCTCGCAAAGCTGGAACAGCTATGTGATCACGTTTTCCGCAGTCGATGCGCTGCCTGCGGATCTGAACGGCGTCACCACCGGCAGCTCTACGGCGGAGTATGCCTTCGCATTTGACCTCACGGGCTCCACGGGCACGGGTACAAATCTGGGCGTGCGCAGCAAACAGATTGTGCAACAAGACGGGGTAAGCCCCATTCCCGACGCCACGGATGCGCAAATCCTGGTACTCGATGGCTTTCCAAGCGGCAATGTGCTGCTCTCCAGCAATGCGGGGGTGATCAGCAATGGGGTGATTACGGTGGACGATAACGCGGTGGGTGCGCTCTCTGATGCCGTAGAACTGGTGTACAAAAGCGGCGATTTCATGGGCATCACTGCCGAAACAGTCATTGACTTGGATGCGTAACTATGACGATTAGAGCAAGCGTGGTATCAGGCAGTGTCTTAATCAGCGGGCGGGCCAATCTCGCCTCTTTGGGTGTCATATCCGTCAACAACGGCGCACCGCTGGTGGTGGGCGCCACAGCCACCATTGTTTTTACCAGCGGCGCGGCCACCGGCACCACGGCCTGTGCGCTTAACGGGGTGGCGCAAACGAATTACACCGTGGTGGATGCAAATACCGCGACGTTTACCGTTGTTTTTCCGGGCTCTACCAACATCATCATGGGGCAAAATGCTACGTTAACGGTGGACGGCACTTACGCCTTTGTCTGCGGGCCATTGCAGCCCCCCGTGGGCTGGGCGTACAAAATCGCCAGCGGCTATGACAGTGCCAATGAAGGGGCGTTAATCACCTCAGACAACCCCATTGTCGATGGCGATTGCGCGGTGTATCAAACCAGCGACAGCAACGGCAACCCGGTGGTGATGACGGATGCACTGATCCCACTGGTGACGGAGGCCAGCGAAGGCAACCCCATCGGCACCGTTGACGTGTACTTGATCGACGCTGCGACCGGGGATGTATCGACCACCGAAAGCGTCAGCCCAGTACAGGCCGACACGGTGGACCCGGACATATCCGGCGGGCCTACGGCCATTAATATTGCTGAAAACAGCGCAGATATCAGCGTTACGGTGTCTGAAAGCTGCCGGGTGTATTGTTTGGTGTTGCATCCTGCTGCCACCCAGCCGAGCCAAGCGGCCATGGAGGCCTCGCCGCTCAACATTGCTCTGCAAGAGCTACAGGCGGGCACCCTGGCGGCCACCGGCCTGACGCCCAACACTCAGTACCGGGCGTGGGTGATGGCCAAAGACTGGGCTGGTAATGTTACCTTTGGGGTGTCCAACACCTTTACCACCGACGCAGGCAACCAAGCGCCCAGTGTTTACGCACCCGACAACACCACATTAATCTTTGAGTATGAAGCCGCAGGCCTGGCGCATTCAGACACCAATCTGCAAACGTTGCTCGACGGCGCCACCGCCAACGACCCGGAAGATGGGGTACTGGTGCCGACGCACAACCTGGCCAGCTTCCCCGATCCGTTGACAGAGGGCACTTACACCATTGTCTACACCGTCACCGACAGCGGCGGGCTCAGCGGGTCAGACAGTTTTGATTTGACGGTCCAGCGAGCCGCACAGGCGGATGTGGTGCCCACCGTGCCACAATTGCCTGCCGATGTGGTGAATGCCGAACCCAACAGCGTACATACGTTTGAATTTTTGGTGCAGGGGGTGGACCCTGGCTATGACGTGCAATACAGCTCGTCTGGTCGCATAGAACTGTCAAAAGACGGCGGCATCACTTGGACGACCGCAATCACAACACAACTTTCAAATGTGATTCGGGGCCGCTTGATCGCCTCCAGCTCGTTTAACACCAAATTAACTGGCACCGTCACCTGCCTGGCGGGCTCCGACAGCTTTGCCGTGACCACGCGGGCACAGGTGGTGCCAACAGTCGTGACGCACCCGCAGTCGGTCACAGTCAATGCAGGCAGCGCTGTTGCCCTGGTGGCAGCGTTCACCAATGGCGTGAGCTACCAGTGGTACAAAGACTCTGTGGCCATTGTCGGCGCAACCGGCACGACCTATTCACCGCAAAGCACACCCAATTCCAGCGGTGACTACTACTGTCGTGCCACCAGCTCTGATGGGGTAGGGGTGAATACCAACGTGGCCACCGTGGTGATCAATGCGGTGGCGAGCCCTGACCCGGTGATCATCTTGCAGCCTGAAACCACAACGGTGACGGAGGGTGAGCCTGTTAGCTTTTACGTCGATGCCAATAATGCCATTGGCTATCAGTGGTACATGAGCGGGGTGATCCAGCCTGGTGAGACCGCGATGGTGTTTACGATTGACGAAACCACCCTTGATCAGAACTTGAGTGAGGTTCGCGTGGTGGTGTTTGGTGGCAATGGCACCAACGTCACGTCGTCCCCGGCGTTTCTGCGGGTGGATGAAAAAGACCCGTTTGAACCGCCTGATGTGATCATTACCCCACGCAATCGCATCGTCACGCTGAAAGCCGACCGCACTGTGCAAAAAGACTCGTTTAGCCAAGACCCTGATGAGCTGATGGATTATTTAGTGGATATCTCGCATTGGTTGACGGGCAACAGTGACACCATGGTTGAAGCGACTATCAAGCTGCTGACCCCTGGCATTGAGATTGAGTACAGTCGTTTTGATGCGCCTGCCGGCACCCTGCTGATGTTTTTGTCTGGGGGTGCGGAGGGCCGCACTTATCAATTTGAGTTCGAGGCGGAAACGGCGACAGGCCGCATTGTGAACGTGCATTTTGAGGTCTCGGTGGCCACCAATGTTTATTAATTCGCATACAAACCGACTACAAAGGGACTACAAATGAAGCGTTTAGGCCAAGCGTTTACGGGTGAGTTCCCGATTTTAGAAGAGACCACGCTACCAGCAAATGGGGCGAGTGCTGCGATCAATTGCAAATTCTGGTCGGGTGGCATCAAAGCCTACAAAGCCCCCGCATTTTACTGGACGCCCACCAAATCCGGCACCATCAAAACCATTTACCGCTATGCCGGCACGGCCAACGATCCCAACAGCGGCTATATTTTTCATTGGGATGCGGTGGTGGACGTGGTGCCGGGTCCCATCAAACAAGATGTTGATAAGCATATGTATTGGACGGGGGAAGACGCGCCGCGCTACACCTGGTTGGATATCGCAACCACGGACACCCTTTACCCCAGCAACTCATATTTGGTGGGCATTCCTGCCCCTGCCAGCGCGCCTACGGCCACACCTAACGCCGATGGGGGTGTGGATGACACGGTTGATAAGGTCACTAGGGTGTGGGCGGTGACGTTTGTCAGTCCGAAAGGGGAGGAGGGACCACCAATTCTCAGCAATCAGGTGACTGTATGGCCAGATCAAACCACCACTCTGACGGACCTACCCAATGCTCCTTCCGGCAACTACAACATGGGAGTTGGGGCGTTTATGCGCATCTATCGCACCGCGACGGGCGAAGACGGGACCGGCTTTTATCTCGAAGGCGACGGCATAGCCATTGGAACGGCCTCATACGTTAGCAGTTTGGCCGATACGGCGCTGGGCGGCTTCCTCGAAACCTTGAATTGGGATGTACCGCTGACAGATTTGCACAGTCTGACCGCGCTTGCCAACGGCATCATGGCGGGCGCCAGCGCCAACACGGTTTATTATTCCGAGCAAAACCTGCCTCATGCCTGGAACCCACTGAATGCAGACACCTTGAACGCGGATGTGGTAGGCATGGGCAGCTTTGACACCACGCTGGTGGCCTGCACGGAAAAAAACCCCTACCTGATCACCGGCATTAGCCCGGACGCCATGAGCGCCTATGAATTGCAGGTGAATCAAGGCTGTGTCAGTAAGCGCAGTGTCGCATCGGGGGTGTATGGGGTGGTCTATGCCAGCCCGGACGGGCTCATTCTGGTGGGTCCAGCGGGGGAATATCGCAACATCACCGAAGGCTATTTTTCTCAAGACGAATGGCGGGCACTCAATCCATCTTCCATGATGGGGGTCATTCATGATAACGCATATTATTGTTTCTACTCAGCCGTTGACGGCACTCAAGCCGGCTTCATTCTTGATCCCCGATACACAGATGACGGTATTGTTCGTATCGGTACTTATGCAACAGCGGCCTTCTCCGATGCCCTCTCTGACCAGTTGTTGCTGGTGGTCAACAATGAAGTGGTGGTGTTTGATCGCGGGGTCAACGGCTCATACCGCTGGCGCGGTAAACGGTTTGAAGAAGTGGTACCGCTTACGTTCACTGCCGCGAGGGTTATTGCTCGCTCCTACAACGATCTTACATTCACTCTCTTTTTAAACGGTAAGAAGTTTCACAGTGCGCGGGTGCGCAGTCGTGAACCGTTCCGCTTGCCGGGTGGGCGGCGGGTTTTCACTTGGCAGGTGGAGTTGTCGGGCACGGACGCCGTAACCAGCTTTGAGTTGGGCGAGAGTGTGGAGGATCTGATTGCATGACCAAGGTTGCTCTCAGCGCCGCAGGCGTGAAAGATCAGGTAACGCGCAAAGTGCTCACCAACATCATTGAGTTTTTGCAAGTGGGCGATGGCCAGAGACGCAACACGTCTGAAGTTTGGCTGAAACGAAAAGACTTGGATGCCTTGATTGGCTCCAGCATTCAAACCTTCTGGACCAGCCAGGGGGGTGCGGTGGGTGGCACGGGTGGCCTGCCTGGGGGTGTGGTGGTGGATGTGACGCCACCGGACGCGCCCACCGGCCTGGACGTGATTGACGGCTTTGACAGTATTTTCCTGACCTGGGATATTTCCAGTGATCAGCGGGTGGGTCAGGCCGTGATCTACCGCGCCAGTACCGATGATCGCGGAACGGCGGTGGCGGTGGGCACCACCTACGGCAACATCTACTCGGATGCTGCCAGCATCACCCGTGGTCAAACCTATTACTACTGGATTCGCTACACGAATCGATGGGATAACACCGTTCTGTCGGCCTGGAATGACAGCGCAGGCACGCCTGGTATGATGGTGCTGGACCCGGCGGTGCTGCTTGATGCGCTGTCAGGCGAAATTACCGAAAGCGAGCTATACCAAAGCCTACTGGACCGGATCAATCTAATTGACGCACCCACCACCGGCCTGGTGGATCAGATCCTGGCCGAAATCCAAGCCCGTACCGCTGCCGATGATGCTTTGGATACCGATATCACCTCGATCAACGTGACATTGAGCGACGGCACCAGCGGTTTAGTCGCGGCTCACGACAAAATCACTCTGGTCACGGGTCGTATCGATTCGGTGGACGGCGCTAATAAAACCATTGAAGCTTTGGCCAGCCAAGTCAATGCTTTGCAAATCCAAGCCGATGCCGGGGACGACGCCCTAGCCACTGCGGCCTATAACAAGGCCGTGGACGTGGAAACCCGCATTAACAGTGTCGATGGCAACAGCACCACGATTGAGACCATGGCCAGCGATTTTGAGTCTTTGGTGGCCACGGTGGAGCATCCCACCAGCGGTTTGTCTGCGGTGGCCCAGTCAGTCAGTGATATTGATCTGCAACTGGTCAGCATCGATGGCAACATCACCGCCAACGCCAACGCGATCAACCAGTTGGGGGTGGAAGTCAACGGCAACAGCGTAGCGATTCAAACCGAATCCACGGCACGGATCACCCAAACCGGCGAGCTGTACGGCCAATATACGTTAAAAATCGACGCCAACGGCGCCATTGCCGGCTTTGGCCTGGCCTCCACCGCCAACACGTACAACGACACGGTACACACCAGCGCTCATTTCGCCGTGGATCGATTCTCAGTGGGGGCGCCGGGTGCGGAAACCATGAGCTTCGTCATCGATGGCACGAAAGTCGTGATGGATGGGGCCTTCATCAAAACCGCCAGTATTAACGATGCGGCCATATCGACACTGGCCGTCACAAAATTGGTGGGCGATACCGCGGCCTTTGTCTCGGCTAACATCACCGATGGCTCAATCACGAATGCGAAAATCGGCCAGGAAATCAAAAGCAGCAATTGGGTGGACGGTTCGCAAGGCTGGCGCATCAACAAAGACGGCAATGCGGTTTTCCATAATATCTACGCACGGGGCAACATCACCGCCACCAGCCTGGACGTGACCAAAGCCAACATCGTGCATTCGATCCATCTGCGAGCGGATATCGTTGATTCGATCAACATCAAGGGCAACGCCGTTTTCGTGGCCGCAGGTGCTGAATTTACGGTGAATCGTCCGGCGGATGAAACCTGGGTTACGTTGTTTAATTTGCCCGTTAATACCGATGGTCTGGCGGATGGCCAGCCTTTTATCGTGGATATTCAGGGTGAGTTTAAAATCACCTGGCGCCAAAACACGGAAGCGGGCTATTACTATACCACGGTGTATTGCGAACTTTTTTGTTCGGGGCGCTTTATCCGTCGTTTTGTTTCCACGCGCCTGACTTCTAGCTATTCAAAGCCTAACTCCAATGGTACAGCGTTTTACCATGAAGCCATTGTGTCATTAGATCATCGGTTGCTGGATTACCCGGCGGCCAATCAAAACCTATCTTACGATTGTGTCATTTACGCTCAATACGAGGGGTTTTTGCCTTGGAATACCTTAGGTGGGGCGACGGTGACAGGAACGGCGGTGGCCATGGGGGGTAAGCGATGAAGTGCTATTTAGTGTACTCCGAAGACGGTCAAGTGGTGCAACGGATCAATGCCCGTGTGGCTCCACTGTTGCGTGATGGTCTGACGGCGCTGGAAGTTGACCCGCAGGATCGTTTAAGCGCAGGGGCATTAACGGAATTGAGAATCAATCTAGCGGGCGCTGAGCCCGTATTGGAAGCGCAAGAGTTGCCCGCAGAGCCGGAGTATCCCCAAGAGGTGATTGCGAATATTAAAGGTTTGCGCGATCAACTGGAGCAGTCACCCATCACACTGACCATTCGTGGGGTTGAGTGCTCATTCGATTACGACCGCACAGCCCGCGAGCGGTTGGAAAACGCCGATTCCTATTGGGATCAACTGGTTTACACAAAATCAGCGTATCAGAACGAGGAGCACATCGTATGGGCACTGAGCGACAACAGCACGGTGATGTTGAGCGAATCCGATTTGACCGCTGTGGTGTTGAATTTGTCAATGGCAGCGGCCATGCGAGCAGATGCACTGCACGCCCATGCCCGCGAGCTGATTCAAGACTACGAGGCTGGTAATTTGGATGAGGATTATTTGGACCCGGCGACCTGGCCGGTGGCGGGCACCGTTATTTTGAGAGGGCGCAATCGTGATCAATGAGAAAAACGTGGTGTACCTGGTGTACGACCGCAGCACAGGCCGGGTGCTGAGCAAAGTCGAGGGGGTGCTGTATGTGAACAATTTACAAGATCAAAACCTGGGGGTGCTGGAAGTGCCCGCGGTGGTGGATCTGGATCGACTGAGGGTGGACGCCAGCGATCCGTTGAACCCAAAAATCATAGTGTCTGGTGCAAAATTGCGAGGGTGAATATATGAAATTCGATAATTTGAAAAAGGACATTAAAAACAGCGGTGTTTTAAGCGAAATCCAAGAGTACAACAACTGGAAATCAAACCCCTACGACGCGGAGGGCAACCGCACTCTGCCCCCCTCCATTGCGTTTAGCAAAAAAGTGATGGGCAACAACAAGATTTACAACAAGTCTCACGAAATGGCTTACCAAGGCGGCTTGATGGACATTGACCGCTACGAAAGCAAGTTTGAGCCCGTCGCTGATGAGTACAGCCAGCGGGCGCTTAACTGGGACAGCGATCAGCGGGTGGAAGCCAACCAAGCCCGCAACGTCAACAGTCAACGCATGGGGCTGGCGCAACTGCGCCGCAACGCGGCTCAAGGGGGCATGAAAGGCATCCTCGATGCGGGCATTGTGGAAGCCAATGTGATGGGCCACGGCATGATGCAAGGCCAGCAGGCCACGGAATGGCAAAAGCTGCAAAAGCTGGCGACCTCATTGTCTCACGTCAACCGCACCGCCAGTGTGACTAATCAGGCCTCGGCCCAATGGGGTGGCATTCAAACTGCTCTGGCGCAGCAAAAGCAGGCCATCAGTGATGCGCTGTCAGCCCAACGCTCTGAATTGCTCGGCGAAGTAGCTGGGGGTGCTGCCGGCTACGCCTCCAAGGGCGGTTGGTGGTCATCCACACCGACCACGCGGGCGACGGGCTCCACCGGCCTAAGCGGTGATAGCTCGCTCTTATCGACGCCCAAGGGCAACACCAACATGCTGTCTTACAACAACATGAAATACTAAACGACTACAAGGCGCATACAAAGCGACTACAAGGCGAATACGGAGACGATCATGGCGTACTGGTTTGAAAGGCAACGCATCCAAGCATACGGCGATCTGTTGCAGCAGGATTACTACGATTACTTAGAAAAAGGCCGACCGCTGGAAGACGCGATCTTGGAAGAGGCCGCAGGCGGCGACAACGAAGCCAACGTCAACAAGGCCATGCAGGCCTCCGACCAGGCCTACGACAACGCGGCGCTACAGACTAACCAGCAACTGGCCCGCTATGGCATCCGCTTAAACGAAAACCAGCGCCAAGCCAAAGCCCGGCAATACGGGGTTAACAAGGTGCTGGCACGGGTCAACTCCGCCAACAACACCCGCTACAGCGAGTCCGAGCGGCAAGAGCAGGCGCGAGATCTGGCCATGGGTATTGGCTCCGACTTGTACGCCAACGCCCTCAGTAAGCTGGGTTACGCCGCAGAGGGGGCCGGTCAAGAGATCCAGTTCCAGGAAGCCCGCAAAGCGGCCAAAAAATCCCGTCGAATGCAGACGGTGGGCACGGCGCTGGGGACCGCTGCCGCGGTGGCCATCTCTGACAAGAAAAAGAAGCAAAACATCAGCGACAACGACAACCGCATGAGCCTGCGCAAAATCCTGGGCATGAAAACCAAGAATTACGAATACAAGCCGGAAACCGGCAGAAGCCCCGGTCAGCGCACGGGGGTGATGGAAGATCAGGCACCGGAAGAAATGCGAGCCACCACCGCCACGGGTGAAAAAGGGGTGGATCTGGCGAGCTGGGTGGGTGAGTTGACCGGCGCCGTGCAGGAGCTGGCACAGCAACAGGATCAGTTACGCATGGGATTGAAGAGGAAAAGCTGATGGCATTCGACGCAGGCAGTGCAGGCACAGGGTTTTTACGGGGTTTTCTGGCCATTCGCGGGCTCATGAATGAAGAGGAGCGAATGAAGCAAAACCAAGAGCGCTGGCAGAAAACCATGGACTACCAGCGCAGTCGGGATCAAATGACGGATGCCCGCTGGCAACAGAGTTTTGATCAGACTCAAAGCAACTGGCAGCAAACTTATGATACGACTCAAAGCAACTGGCAGAAGAACTACGACGCCACCCAAGCCCATCGTGATGCCTTGCTGGGCCTTCAGCGGTCGCAAGAACAACGCAATGTGGAAGCCCACAAACAGAACATGGCAGCCGGCAAACTGACGATGGAAGCCAGTCAATTGCAACTGGATGAAACCAAACGCGCCATCGATGCCGACAAGGCGAACAAGTTAACCCGGTCTGCCATCATGCTGTTGGAGCAGGGTATTGCCACGCCGGATCTGATTGAGTGGATCGATGCTCAGCCCAGCACCCAAGAATGGCTCAAAACCCGCTATCGTACGAATGCCAAGATTGTGGATTTGAAGCCCAACACGTTCAAAGGCACACCGGGTTCCTACCACACCATCATCGAGGGGGTGGACCCCAAAACCGGCAAGCGCGGGCGCGGTGTTGCTACGGCAGAGGACAAGGGCAGCACCAACGGTCAAGCGCCGTTGCTGGAATTTACCCCGGAAGCGGTAACGCAAGTCATGTATCAACTGGCTCAGCAATTGGAAGGCGCGAGCCCCGAAGAAGCTGAACGCTTAAAAAAGGCCACCGCGGGCTATCTGCAAGGGTTACAGCGGGTTCATGGGCCGTTACAGGACAGCTTGGAATACAGCCCGGATGGCCGCACCTGGATCAGAGGCGCCGATGGTTCGTTGAAAGCGGCTAATCGGGGCAAATACGATGCCCCTGGCGGTTATGGCGGTTCCAGCGGTTATGGCGCCCCTGGCAGCTTGACCGCGAGCCAGCGTGAGACCCACTGGAAAAACACCGCGGCCATGTTCGATGATGAGATGGGGGATGACCTGGACCGCGGCATTGATAACTCGATCCAGCGCCGTGCGGCCCTGGCCACCGCGCAAGCCGCCAGCCCGGAATTTGGCCACTTGCCCCCGGCGGTGCTGTTGCGCTTGGCCAAACAGGCAGAAACCCCGGCGGCGACGACGGATGAAAACGGCAACCCGGTTCCCAGTGCTCCCTACATTTTGACCAAAGAAGCTGCCTTGGAGCAGGCCAAAATAGACCTCAACAAGGGGCGCGTGCTGCCGGATGCCATCGGGGGCTATGACATCAATGACGATGAAGTGAAGACGCGGGCCGCTCAAATTCTCAAAGAGGAAACGAAAGCCTACTCTGAAAACCTCCGTGACGCTTACCAACAAGCGGCTTATCAAATGTACATGCGGCAGGGGTTGCGTCAATTCGCGCCCCAAGGCCAACCCCAGCCCGGCCAGCCCCAACAACAACAGCCGGGAATGCCGCAACAGCCTGGCCAGCAAGCGCAACCGGAAACCTTGCAGGTGGAGGACGAAAACGCCCCAAGCCAGCAGGAAGTCATGGACGAGGTGGTCACTAACGGCAAGCACTACAACGACGCTCGTGATCTGATTGCGGATATCAAAGAGGAATTGCGGGCCAACGGTGAGTCGGTGCCCTCCGATGAGTTTTTGGTGGATTGGGTCAAGCGGGAGCACCCAGAGCTTGGCTTTGACCACTGGCGGGAGCAGCGCCGCGGCCTGTTGAATTACTCCAATTCTGGCCCGCGGGTGGACGCTCGCACGGTGTTGCAGAACAAGCGCATGGAAATGGCGCGTCAGAGCGAACTGGACGAGGCACGGATGCGGTTAGCGGATCTAGCGGCCTTGCGGCGCCAAAAAGCCCAGCAGGAAAAGCAGAGATAGACTACAAAGCGCATACATAACGCATATATAGCGCATACGAATAGACTACAAATAGACTACAAAGCTCAGGTGGTGGTCCCATGGATTTTGGAAAATACGATCCACTTTATCGGCAAAAGCACAACATTGCTGATCCAGCCGCGGCGCAGCCGGCGCCGCAGCAGCAACAGCCAGCGCAACCGGCGCCGGGCAGCCTGACCTACGTTGACGCCCTCACCGGCACCGCGGAGTTTGCCCCGCGTGGACCACGGCAAGGGATGCCGGATTATTCCCACCTGTCCAGCGGCATGGCCGGTTTGGGTGCGGGGGTGCAAGACGTAAAATCCCTTTGGGGTGGCTTTATGGCCGCTGCCGGCCAAGCGTCGGGCAGTGAGGAGCTGAAAGCCTACGGCCTGGAAGTGATGAAAGCCGGGGAAATGGAGGGGGCCAAGTACCGGGAGGGTCGCGCAACCAAGGTCGAGGACATTGATTTTGGCGACAACTTCACCGAGTTTGCGGTGTTTAACCTGGCCATGCTGGGGCCATTTGCCCTGGAAAGTGCCCTGTCAGCACTGGCGGGTGCGGCCATGGGAACGGGTGTACCTGGGGTTGGTAACGTGGTCGGCGCTGGGGCTGGGGTGCTGGGCAAAACCGTCCTCAAAAAAGCCCTACGCAACTACGTTAAGGGCGAATTGCAGGACGAGGCTGAGAAAAAAATGGCCCAAAATGCCCTGCGTCAAGTAGGGGCGTCCTTTGGTGCAATGACGGTGGGCTATCCGCAGCACGTAGGTGACGCTTACAGCGAAGTGCTGGAATCTGGCCAAGAAAATGCGGGACCGGCGTTTGCCGCGGCGGTGCCAATGGCGGCCCTGGATGCCGTATTGCCGGGCTTGGTGGCGGGCAAGCTGTTGAATCCGGGCAAGGGATCGGCACCGATTCGAGGGCTCAAAGGCCTGTTGCAGGGGTCTGCGGCGGAAGGGCTCACTGAAGCCGGGCAGGAAGAAACCCTGATTCGATTACGGCAAAGCCTGGACCCTGAATTTGATCCTTACGGCGAAGAAGCCAACAGCCTACGCTTGAACGCCGCGGTCATTGGTGCCTTGGGCGGTGCCGCTGCCGGGGGTGCCGGTGGTCTGTTATCCCGTCGCTCCGACACGCCACCCCTGCCGGAAGCCGGTGATCTGGGTCTGGACGGCACGCCCACACCAGAGGGGCCACCAGCCGCACCCACGGAATTGCGGGGGCTCAAGGGGGTGTTGGGTGATCGCTACCGGGAGCCCGGCGTCAGACCGTCTGGGCTCAAGAAGATTATGGCCAACCCGGACAAAGCGCGAGCCGAAGCCCGCGACCGGGAAACTCAACGCATTGAGGCTTTGCAGCAATTGCAGGCCGAGCGAGAAGCCGCAGAAGGCAAAAACTACCGCAGTTTGCGTGACATTCTGGGCGAGCGTTACAACGAGCCCGGTCTACGGCAACAACTGACCGGCTTGAATGCGATCATGGCCGATCCAGAAGCCGCACGGGCACGGGTACGACTGAGCAAAGCCTTGGGTATTGCTGATCAACAATTGGCGATGCTGCAAGCCGAAGCAAAGGCACGCCGCGACTCGCGCCCCTTGAGTGAGATTCTGGGGGATTTGTACCGCACACCGGGGGTACGCCCACCGCCACCCAAAGGCCTGAAGGCGGTGATGGCACGGCGCGGCCAAATCCAAGCCGATGCCGAAGAGTTGCGCCTGGCCGAACGGCTGGCTGCTCAGTTGGCCGAGCAAGACGCCCAAGCCGCGGCAGAAGCCGCCCGGCCTAAAGGCCTGAAAGCGGCCTTGGGGGAACGCTGGAAAGAAACGCCCACCCCTGAGCCTGCCAAACCCCTGACCGGCTTAAACCGCATCCGGCAAGATCAGGAGTACATGCGGTCCATCGCCGAGCAAGCCCGCGAAGCGGCCAATACAGTGGCCTTGGCCGCAGCGGCCAAAAATGAGCCCCTGCGGGGTTTGAAGGGGGTGCTGGGCAAGCGTTTCAACGAGGGGCCACCCACCGGGCTCAAACGAGCAGTGACCAATCCAGAGCGGGTACTGGCCAATCTGCGCGCCGCCAAAGCCGCCGAACTTGCCGCAGCAGGCCGCAAAGCCCGTCGCTCCCGAATGCCGCCTAACCTGGTGGAACCGCGCTTGCTGCGCAATCCGTACCGCAATGAACTGCAAAACATGGCCAATAGCCTGGTCAAAGGCGGGGATGTCAGCTACATCCGCGACGAGCAAGGCCGCATCACGGGCCGCACGCCCTCGGTCAATCCGAGCTGGTTCCAGCGGCTGTCTGAAGACAAAGACTACAAAATGTCCACCGATCAAGCCAAACGAGCCGTGGAACGAGCCCTCAAAGGTGAAAAACTGGGGGCGCGGGAAGCTCGCGTGGTGGTGGCCATGCTCGATGACATCAACGAGCGGCGGGACCAGCAAGCCCGTGACAACCGCTGGCGCCTGGAATCCCTGCGAGCCCGGCGCAAGTACCTGCGCGAATCCATGGACATTCCCGGCTTTGATGAGGCGGATTTGGACAGCATGGGCCAAGTCTATGATGAGGCCGATTACAACGCCCAGTTGAGTGATGATGAGAGAGTCGTAGCGGAAATGGCCCAACAGGCCTTAGAATTGGGGGTGAGTCAGGCCGAAGTCAATGCTGCCATCGACAGCACCACCAGCACTGACAGCGCCATGGCGGCGCTGGAACTACTGATATGGAGCGAACGCAATGGCCACCGAGCCCAACAAGCCCAAACCGGGGACGTACCGACCCAACAAGGTGAAAGCCCAACTGAAACAGTGGGCACAGAAACCACCGAAGAAACGCCAACGTTAGCGGAGAAAGTCGAAGCCGCGGCGGATCAGGCCGCCAATTCCCCCAACAACGACCTGCCCGAATCCACCATCCCGCAACAGGAAGCGGATAACTACAAGAAAGGCCATGTGAGGATTGCAGGCCTGTCCCTCTCCATTGAAAACCCGCGGGGCTCCAAGCGCAAAGGGGTCAGCCCGGACGGCAAGAAATGGGAAAACACCCTCGCCCATCATTACGGCGACATCAAGGGCACTATTGGCGCCGATGGGGACGCCATCGATGTGTTCATTGGGGAAAATCCAGAGTCCGACAAAATCTATGTGGTGGATCAGGTCAAGCCGGATGACACCTTTGACGAGCATAAGGTGATGCTGGGCTTTGACAGCCTGGAAGACGCCAAAGCGGGCTATCTGGCTAACTATGACAAAGACTGGCAAGGCCTGGGCAACATCACCGAAACCACACTAGACCAGTTTAAAGACTGGTTGGAGCACGGGCGCCACAAAAAGGCCTATGCCACAAAATCCACCTCATCTGAGGGGAAAAAACCGGCAAGCAAGATGGAACAAGCCGCCAGCGCCCTGAATATGACGGAGCGCGAGGCGCAGATTCAAATGGCCCTGTTCTATGGCCGGGAGTGGACAGAGCGGGAATACAAGGACGATCCAGAGTTATTAGCCGCGGCACTCAAGGCCTTTGACGACTTCGAGCAGAAAGAACAGGAAGAAGTCAAGCAGAAAGCCCGCGACGATACAGCCCGCAAAGCTAAGATCGAGCGCAACGAAACCTTGTTGCAAGCCGCCATTGCTCGCCAGCATGAGGCCATGGAACGTCTGAAATCCAAGGGCATTGCCCACCATGGCGGTAAAGTGGAAGTGGGTGATGAGGGTTCGGTGAAGGGCATCGATGCCATTAACCAGAAGCGCCGCAACTACGCCATCCGCATGATGCAAGAAGAAATCATCCGAATGCAGAAGTGGTTGGAGCAAGCCCGCAACGGCGCCTTCGACGTAGACGAGTACCTGGACAAGCTGGGCGGCCTGATCGGTTCGGCCAACAACACCACCGCCATCGGTGATTACCTCTTTTACCTGCACAAGTTGCTGAATTATCAGTTCAAGAAAGACGGCACACTGTACGCCAAACGGTCCATGGCGAAAGTGGCCGCTAACAAGCTGGACGGCTTTGAACCCAAGCACGTGGAGCTGAAAAACACCCACGGTAACGTGATTCTGGAAGGTTGGGCCGTGGCGCCGCTGGATGCCACTGAAAAAGTCAAAGATCCTCGCGCCGTGCGCAAGGCCAAACGGGCCAAAAAGCGGGTGGAAATTGACGAGGATATGAAGGAAATCGCCAAGAAACTGGCCGAAGCCCTCAACAAGAAATCCATGAATCCCGTGTTTGACCCGGAAATCTACGCCTTAGCGGGGCAACTGGGGGCCAAGCTGGTACAGAAAGGTGCGCTGAAATTCGCGGATTTTGCAGATAACTTCCTGGAAATCTTGGGAGCCTATCAAGCCCGTAAGGCCGGGGAGGGCATTGTCAAACAAGTCTACCTGAGTGTGGCGCAGGAACAGGACGACGCCACCTTTGCGAAAATGGACGATTCCGCCACCGTCAGAGCGTTTGATTTAGCCAGCCTGCAGGCGGATACTACACAAGAGGCGGAGGTAACGGGTAATGAGCGAGCTGAGTTACAAACCAACGAAGGCGTGGGAGGAGCAAATCAGGGCGGAACATCAAGCGTACCTGGAGGACGACAACGCCCTCCACAACGAGAACCTGCACCAGGAGATACTGGCGACGTGGCAGGCGCTCAGCCCGCAGATGTGGGCGGATCTGACCGCACGGGACAACTTTCAGGAACCGCTGGCGTACGTGCTCCAACAGCAGATGTGGGAAATGGAAGCGTCACTGAGACGCGGGGGGATGAGCTACCCGGACAGCCTACACCTGGCACGGGCGGAAACGCTGATGCTGGAACCAGAGGAGACTGGGGAGGAATCCAGCGAGGCGATCTAACCTACAAGCAGAACACCAAGCTGCGGGATCTGGAAAAACGCCTCGCCGCCCTCGCCCAAGAGCACAGCTACGACAACCGCAACGCCAAAGGCAAAGCCCTGCGCAAGGCCA